TGTTCCTGTACCTACATTTATATTGATAATACCATTTTTCATTGTGATAGTACAGTCTGCATAGCTGATAATTCTGACTTTTTCTCTGTCACTCCCATAATTGCCACCTAAAGGTGTTACTTCTTTCTGCCACCAACCGCCTAAATATACTGGAAAGTTTGGATTGCCTTTTTCAAAGGCTACCCAAACTGTTTCTTTCTTCTGTGGAAGACAAAAATCGCCACCTCTGTCATAGGCTACAGGAACACAAGGTTCACACCAAGCACTTTCTACTTTATTCCCTAAAACGTCTGGTATCTGACATTTTATTCTGCCCCTTTTTTCAGGGTCATTTGTATTACTCACTATTGCTTTATAAAATCCTGCGTATGTTGCCATTATAAATACCTCCTTATGGAATAATGAGTTTCAGTCCTATAGGAAGTCTTCTGTACTGAGAAGGACTGATATTATTAGCACTTGCAATTTTAGGATATTGTGCGCCACTTCCATAATATTTTTGTGCTACACTCCATAAACACTCACCTGCTTTGAGGTAGTGAATCCTTTGCTGTGGTTTAGGAGCAGGTGCAGGAGCAGGAGGATTGACTTTAGGAATTTCCTTATTGACAGTGCTTGTAGAACTGCTCTTAATAGAATCTCCAAAGTCGGTCTTAATAAGTGTTGCAGTATGTGAGTAACCGTCTTTGCTGATGTTTCTGGTAACGTCTTGAACATAGTAATAACCTGACAGATACTTACCTATTCCTTGAATATCAACTGTATCTCCTGCCTGTAACTTTATTGTTTCCTTTGTGGCAATAAACTTTAAAGTACCCTCAAGTATGTTGTACTCTATAGTATTATACTTTTTTTCAGCACTACCTGTTGAACTGTACTGATTAGAATTTGAAGAGGTTAAATTTCCTCCACTACTTCCAGAGGGCTTTTTAGTACCACTGTTGGAGGAACTAGATGACCCTTTATTACTACTTGAAGAACTGGAAGAGGAAGAACTACTTCCACCGCTTGATGGTTTCCATGTACCAGTAGTAGGGTCATAAGTCATTGAACCACTCCGAGCCATCTAATCACACCTCCTTAATTTTTCTTCCAAGTTTTATTATTTGGATTGTATGTGTAAGAAGCACCATTACTACTGTTAGAAGCCCCTCCACCTTTTCCTGTCTTACTGTCTGTCGTTCTACTGGACTTAATCGTAGTAGAAGACATAGCCTTGTTGGAGGAATTGATAACAGAAGAACCAACTTCTACTTGAGAAGATTCCTTCGTTATCTTAGGGCTAAAACTTATAACATCATGCGGATATTTTAAATAAGTCAAAGTCATTTTCGGAGTAGTAAGGTGTCCTTTCTTAACATAATAGAATGTATTTCCCACAAGTCTTGCTGTAAATGGATAAACTTCATCACCTGCAAGTTTAGTGATAAAGTCAATGTCTGTCTGCTGTGATTGTGTGATAGTCTCCTGAGTCTCAAAAGTATAACCACTCTCTATCACACAATTAAATCCATAGGACTTCACTATCTGTTGTACCACTTTTGCACTTGTGGTATTTTTGAAGGTGTTGTCCTTTTTCTTTCTGTTCATCAAGTGTGTATTATCCATACAGGTAATTGTAAGAGCAGGAGTTCCATCACTAGGGAAGTCAACATCTATAGCAGAGATATAACCATTAAACTCAACACGGTAAGTAACACCTACCCAACCGAGTTTTACTTTAATGGTATTGTCTTCAATGAAAATATTATCCTCTATGTACAGAAATTCTGGGTCACTTATCTTGATAGTGCAAGTGTCTGACCCGTCTACTGTCTCTTTTACCTCTATACTTGTAATACACGCTTTTTTGTTTATGTCTAACTTTGTACCACTTATCCATACGTCATATTCAATGGCAAGGAGTTCTCCGTTTTTATATGAAGCCATACAGATACCTCCTTACACATTGACTAAATCAACCACTTCATCATAGTCTGGAATGAATATTCTGTCTCCATACTCAATCTCAAATTCTGACCTGTAAGAAGGATTTGCGTCTAAAATAGCCCACCTTAAAGCGGCGATTCCATAATACTTATAGGCAAGACCATCAAGTGTGTCTCCTTCTACCCATTCATGGATTGTGGCATTTTGAATATTGAAGGTATATCTACTCCGTATTTTCAAGATAGGACTGTCTTCACCCAATCTAGTGTAAACAGGAGTTCTAAGATACCTTGAGTTTTCAAACATCATGCTGTACCCACCTGCCTTAACGTGAGAGTGAAAGTAGTTTGGATTGGTTTCCCATTACTATTCAACCAATCATCACTAACTTTCAGCTTCTTTAAAACACAAGTCTTAACAAAATATCCATAAGCAAACGTACAAGTCGGAGGTCTTTTAAAACTGCTTTTGTTATACTCCGGTGGAAGAAGTGCTTCCAGAAATTTTCTGGCAGTATCAATCTTTCCACTATAGGGTTTGTCATACATAAAGAGTTCTACTGTGAACTCTCTTGCTTCTCCCCCGGTATATTGAGTCAGGGGATAACTCATACCGGGGGAATCAATCTGACTAAACTTAGCTGACCTCTCATAGGGTACTGAGGTAGGATTGAACTGAAAAGTGAATTTTCTATTAGTGTCATTGTTCACAATATAAGCCTTTGTCTTTGCTTTTCCATTGGCATTAAATCTACTTCCCATTTATTATCCTCCTTTCTAGTACGCAAATTCAGGGTTCTCATAGTTTACATCTTTGTATTTTGCCATGTTATCAAGTTTCTTTCTTCTTGCAATTCTCTCCATAATCTCATTCGCAAGTCTGTCTGCTTCTTCTGGTGAAGTTCCATTTGCCTGAATAACAATAGCACCAGACTGGAATGTTACAGAGTTATCAACATCTCCACCTGTTGTAGTGGTCTGCTGATTATTGGTTGTATAGTAACTGTTAGGAGTAACAACACTACCTCCACCTTCTGTTGGAACAGGTGTTGGATTAAAAGGTTCAGGACTGTCTGGATTTTCAGGTGTGACAAAACCTAAAGTACCCATGGCAGATGAAACTTTATTTAAAGCACTTGTGAATGTTCCTGCTATTCCACCTAACAAGGATTTGTTAGTAGAACTATTTGCACTGATGATATTTCCCACTTTAGAAGCAAGAACACTAATCCAACCTGTGTTTTTCTCTAAAGGCATAACTGCTTCTTGTCCATCTTCACCTACACCGATTACACTAGGTTTCTCAAACACACCACCTTTAGCATACCACTCAACACCAATATGAGGTATTGACGGAGGGTTCAAACTGAAAGAACCACTAATACTAAAGTGCGGAAGTTTAATTTTCGGTAAGGACAAGTCTACACCCTTAAAGAAACCAGAGATAGCACTAAGTCCATTTGATACTACATTCTTAGCACCATCAATCACATTACTGATTGTGTTCTTAATACCATTGAACACACTTGACACTGTGGACTTAATTCCATTACCAATACTTGAAATAGTATTTTTCACCGCATTAAATCCTGTGCTTATAATACTCTTAATAGTGTTGACCACGGTACTAATAGCTGTCTTTATTCCGTTCCACACTGATGTCACTACACTTAGTATTCCGTTCAGAACACCAGAAATGACACTTCTGATTGTGTTCCATGCAGAGGACAGGAAACTGGAAATTCCACTCACTACTGTTGTGATAACAGACTTAATTGCGTTCCAGATTACTTGTACTACGTTCCAGATTGCATTTAAAGCTGTGGAAATCACGTTAATAATTGTAGAGAAAACTGAGGAAATGATATTCCAAATTCCTTGTAACACCGTAGTAATGAAGTTCAGTATAGAACTGAATATTGTTTGAACACCCTGCCATATTCTATCTAAATCCCCGGTAAAAATTCCTACAATAATATCAAGAATACCACTGATGATGTTCATAATACCACTTAAAGCAGAACTGATAATGTTTACCACCGTATTTACTACTGTCACAATCAAGTTCCAAATTCCTTGAATTGCGGAAGAGATTGTCTGAATAACACCCTGAATTAAAGGCACAAGCACATCAACAAGGAAAGACCCTACTGTTGACAGTGCAGAGATAATACCTTGGAATACAGGACTGCTTGCAATCTCTTGTGCTTTCTGTACAATGAAGTCTTTCACTGTTCCAAAAGCGTCACCAATCAATCTGGCAACTTCTACCACCTTATCTTTCAGGTTTAAGAAAGCGTCAATGACTGGTTGTACTGCTGTCTTTAAATTCTCCCATATAGAAGACAGTCCATCTTTAAGTGAGTTCCATATATTCATACCCTCTTCTTTGAGAGTATTCCAAATGCCAGACACTTTCTCTTTAAATTCCTCCCAATGTGTCACAGCATAAGTGATAATAGGGGCAAGTACAGCTATAATCGCCGCTATAACTGGTGCTGACAAGCTACTAAAGAATCCCACGATAGCAGAACCAATACTTTGAAGTGCTGGCATAATCACTGTACTACCAAAATTGGCTAATGCAGGTCCGATTGTCTGAGTGAAAATAGGCACAATCTTTGAAGCTATACTCGTCAGTTTAGGAAAGATAGCACCCATCTTATCAGCGAAACTTCCTGAACCTGCTAAAACACTGAAAGCGGATTTTATAAATCCACCTAACTTAGTGAATGTTGGGAAGAGTTTAGTAACTGCTTTCCCAATACCACCTACTACTTTACTAATACCTCCAAATGCTTTCCCGATACCTGCTACTGCTGTTGCTACTCTTGTGACTTTACCAAAAATGGAGTCTAATACTTTAAACGCCGCAAAGAACACAATCGCTTTAGCTGTAAACTTACCAAAGGACTCACCAAACTGATACCATGCGTCAGCGTCACCACTGGATAACAGTTCTAAGAACTGAGTGAGTTTATCTAAAGCTGTGTCTATAAATGTTCCTTCAAGGTTTGTTCTAAGTCCTGTAAGGAAATTCTTGATACTGTCACTTACCTCTTTAAATCCTGCAATAAATCCTTCTTTGAATAAACCGAATCTATATTTAAGGTCAAGGATTGCTTCAATCAAAGGAAGAACCCCTAACTCTTGCGCTTTTAAGAATGTGTCCTCACTTAACGTAAATCCATCTTCACTATTCCACAATTCTGATAAGGCACGACACACAATCATTAACTTCATAAGACCTACAGTGAGGTTATTCCAGAAACCACCTTTGTTCTGTAAGTCAGTCACTACATTCACCATACCACCAACACTCATGTTGATAGCATTTCTGGCTGTAGCAAATGAGTTACCTAAGTGCTGTACAAATCCAGTCACTAAAGTTCTCATACCTGCAAAGTCAGTTTTCCATGCAAGATACATACCTCCTACTGCAATAGCAAGAGGTCCTACTCTTGAAGCAATAGCTTTAATACCTCCAACAAGAATACTTCTCATAGAGGTAAAACTGCCACCCATAGTAATAAACACTGTGGCAAGACCAGATAATGAGGAAACTAATTTAAGAGCAACACCTGTGAAAGTAAGTAATGCTCCTGTTACTGCTACTACTTGAATAATGAACTTTGCAAGTTTCGGTGATGTGGTAGTCAGTTTAGTAAGCCATCTGATAAAGTTACCAATCGCTTTTCCGGCACTGACTAAAGGTTTAACAATGATACTCAAACTATTTGCAATCACCGTGGCAATAGTATTTAACTGAGTGTCATCAATAGAAATTAAAGCGTCTGTTATTCCAAACAGGGCTTCTTTTAAATCATTAAATACACCTGCGTCAGCAATAGCAAGGAAGAACCTTGTGAACTGGTCTGACACGTTAGAAAGTGTCTGAGACCATGTTCCCATGTTCTTCATCATAAGACCTGCAATACCTAAGTTGTCTGCTAAGTCTGCAAAGTCTTGTGCTATCTGTTCAGGTGTATCTCCCCAATCTCTTCCAATAATATCTTCTGGATTAAGGTCAAGGGCTACTTTAAGAGAACGTACTTCACCAGAAAAGGCATTTCTGATAGCTGTTCCCCACTGTTGAGCAGGTACGTCAGGTCTAAACGCCATAATATCTCCAATGAAGCCTAACAGTTCTTGTTCAAACCCTGTTTTTGCTCCTTGGAGAGTTGCAAAAGCGTCAAGACCATTCGCTGTGATTGTAGTGAACATACCAGTAAGGTCATTGATTTCAAAAGGTGATGTTGCCGCAAAGTTCATCAGCTTTTGAATTGCTTGTTGACCTTTCTCTGCGTCACCAGTTAAAGCGTTCACTGTAATACGCAAACTTTCAAACTGACTACCAGTATCTATAGTACCTTGTAGCAGTTTTTGAAACATACCTGTAATGGCACCACCCATACTTAGGAAGGTATCACCCAACTGCCCGGACATTACTGATAATGAACTTAAAGCTGTCAGGTCTGCCATTTGATTTATGGAATTTGTAGACTGCTCTGCCATTTCAGTTAAACGCATTAACTGATTCGCCGCATTGTTTATCCCGGCAGAAGCATTATCAGTAAAGGAAAGGATTAAACCTAATCCAAAATCCATGAGGGTAAACCTCCTTTCTTCTTATTATCGTGATTCTTTATAAGAAGACTTCGGAGTGTTACCACCTTTATTGCCACCTTTATTTTCGGCTTTTATCTGTGCTTTAATCTTATCATTCCACATTCCTCTCTCAGTACATGGCATATCCCAACACTCACTCCTGCTCCAATGATAGAAGTAAGCTAGGTTGTGCATTTCCTGTAGAGCAGCATCTATGGGAGAAAGGACTAAAAGTTCTTCTCCCATAAATGCCATGAAACTCATTAGAAAAAATCAGAACTACCAACCTGTCCAGAAATGTCTTCACCACACACATCACAGGTAAGTTCAAGGTTGGTGTCAAGACCGAAAACATTGTCCTTAATTAAATTCTCTAAATACTCTCTGTCTCTTAAACTCATTTCCGCTACTTTGTCATTGAAGACTACAGCACCATCATCAAAACTCATAAGCCGAGTTAAAAGCATGGTAGTAGCAGAAGCACTGTTCTTTCTAAACAGAGGGAATACAATCTCTCTGTCAAGACCTGTAAGCTGTCTTAAAGTACCTGTCTTATGGACAACTCCTTTAGCGTCTTTATATCCTCTTCCCGGCAATTCAAACGGATATGTAAAGTTTCCGTTGAAAGGAATGATAGGAAATTCATCAATGCCTACAATCGTCTTGAGTTTGGTCTTACAGTTAGGGCAGGTGTGAGTAAAAGTAATCTCATTCCCCTTTGATAACTGTCTTACTTTCATAGCCATGTAATCAAGGTCTGCTCCTGTCATGGAACGAATTAACTCTCCCCACTTAGAAGAACCGAGTTCTTTTCTGGTAAGACCACCAATGTCAATCACTGTTCTCTCAAGCAGAGTGTTAATCAGCTTACCACCGTTAGAACGAATGTCCGGCTTATTGATAGCTTCTTCATCTCTACCAGTCATTTCACGGAAAGAAAAGGTTCTGAGAAGTTGGTCCTGATATTCAACACCTGCTAAAAGTGGAACATCTCTTACAACGCCATCTTCATCAGTAGGAATGTCACTCAAACTTCTCATGTTTTCCTCTTCAATTCTGTCAACAACACTTGTCATATCCTCTTTGTTTGTCTTCTTTAATGCCATAATTTATTCCTCCATTATTATAAATTTTGATATACCTATCATACAACAAAAACCTCCCTAATGCAATAGGAAGGTTTCTGCTCATAATTCAACTGTTTAGTTTTACAGGAAGTATTCAAACACCATTGTGAGTGTTTCAATGATTACATCACTGCTTGTTGCGTCTAAATCCGCACACTCATACTTGCTGAACCATGCTTCTGCACACTTGAACTCTCTTTTGATTGCTCCAAATCTGTCGCAAACCTGAATAACTACTGTATTACGAACCGTGTTATTATTAAACACCTTCTCATACAGTCCTTGGAGATAATCGTCAGCGTACATACCTCTTTCAAAGGTTACTTCACTGACGGACTCTCTACCCGGAAGTTTGTGTGCATGGTCGTACATATTTTCAAAGTATTCCACAACTTCTACTTCTCTACTCAGACCTCCAACTTTCTGAAAGCCTACACCAGTAGGAAGACCCGGAATGGAAACTTTAAACATGAAAGACTGTAAAGGGTCAGACTCAATAGTACGAGCCGCCATAGCTGAAATGGCGATACTTTTTACCATACTAAATAACTTATTCATGTTTCATTCCTCCTTATTAAGATTCACTGTTCATGGAGTGAGCCAGTTTGATAACCACAAACTCAGCAGGTTTAACAGGAGCATAACCAATCTCAACATACAGGAAACCATTGTTAATAGTTGCGTCTGTGTTGTTGGAACTGTCACAAGTTACATAGTATGCTTCATCTGCTGTACCCTTTAAAGCACCCTGTAATCTAAGGTTCTCAAGAAAGTCCTCACAAGAAGCTGTTACCCTGCTCCACAGTGTTTCGTCATTAGGCTCAAACACCGCAAACTGAGTACCTGCATACAGAGATTTCTTGATATTGTAATTGATAATAATATCAGTTACATACCTCATATCTGCTTTTGCATTTAAACTTCTTGCTCCCCAAATTACGATACCTGCATTTGTTCTGGAAGTGATACACACTACACCAACAGGATTAAGCTGTCCTACGTCAGAGTCAGTCAGCTTTCTCTCCATAGACAGGAAACCTCTAACTACTGCGTCAACACCTGCCGGGGCTTTCTTGATACCCTGTTCACCAATTACTCTTGAATACACACCCATAACGTGTCCACAAGTAGGAACAAGTTTCTGACCATTTGTAAGAGGGTCAGACACATATCCCCAAGGATATGCAAGAATACCACCAAAGGCACTGATAGACTTTCTGTAATCTTTAGTCTCCTTGACTGTAAAACCTACAGGCATGTCTAAAATCGGGAACAGCATATGTGCGTCACAGTAAGTCATAATACCGTCATTTACAGTATTAGAAGTCTCACCCGGAATACCTAAGAAGGTAGCGTCATCAATGACACTGCAAACCTCTAAAGCAGATACAAAATCTGTATCTTCAAGGTCTTCAACACCATCATTACCTCCGGCAAGAGTGATAGTCTCTGCTTGAAGCTGTGCAACTTCTCCTGTCTTACTTGCAACAATCCAGTTAGAAGCAATCATATTAGTGTTGATAGCGTCTACAATGGTGTCCTTTGTGACTTCTGTGATAGTTGCAACACCATCATCAGAACTGCTCATTGTAATCACTACATCAAACACCTCATTTGTGCTTGAAACCCAATCAGCGTTTTTCTTAATCTCAATCTTTGGAGCAATGTCTCCTTCATACTTTGCTTCAAAGGTAAGACCTGCATTTGTCGTTCCAACTTTCTTTGCTTTCGCCGCTGTGTCAGAAGCAACACGGACAACATAAACTTGACTACCACCGTTAGCAAAGAAACCATATACAGCATACGGAAGGTCACTATTTGCCATAAAAGGTGTGTCAAGACCACTTGCAAAGTTCTGAATGAACTCAGACCAAGAAGACACTAAAACAGGTTCGCCAATCGGACCACTCTTCATAGCACCAATCAGAATACCGATTGTGGAACTTGCTTGCTGAATAGGACTTGCACCTGTTGATACGTCTTGGATATATACATCAGGTCTGTTAAAATCCATAATCTATTCCTCCTTATCATTTTCTTCCGCTTTTGTTGTAGCGGTCTTTGTAGGCTGTTTCTTTTCAGCCTTTTTATCAGGACTATGTTCAAGAACTACAATCCTGAATTTACTCTGAGATAACTGCTCAAGGTATGGAGTTACCTGTGAGTCTTTTAAACTAACACTTTGCCCCGGAAAGAGTCTCAGTGTTGTCTTGTCTGCCAGTGTACAAACCAACTTTCTGTTTGTACTGACGTTCTTAACTGCAAACATTAGGTGTTTCCTCCTTCCTTCTGTTCTGCACTAAGATTTCTCTCTGCAACCATATGGACATTATAACCTACTTCGTCATCTAATTCTACCCATATCACATAAGAAATTATAGAATGGAACAACCTTTTCTGGTTCTTTAAAAGGTCTGACTCTCTTAAAGACTCATTCACGATTACATTAGAAGACCTTTCTGTTCCTCCGTCATCTACCACTTTAAGGTTGAACTGTCGGAAATGCTTTCTTAACCATGTGCTTGTCATAAGGTTAATGTCTTCTTTATATCTCGACCAAAAATCAATCTGGTAAAAGAGATTAAATGGTACAGCAGAATCCTGCATTGTGAGTAAGTTTTCTTCATCATTCCTACTCATAATAACAGGATTAGGATTATATCTTCTTGCGTCAAACCTATTGTAAAGTGGTGTAATGGTTACACATGGTATCTGTTCTTCCCTCAAATCTTCTTCGGGGTCTCTAACAAATACCATGTCTTCTGTTAAAGGGGCTTTAATTCCAGTGTCAGTCAGATAGAATACTGTATTTAAAATCTCTTGTTTGAGACCTCTTTCTACTTCTTCACTCCAAACATTAGCTGACATTGCTACCTCCTTATGGTTCAACAATACTCTTAAACAGTTCCTCCCAACTTTTTTGAAGCATATCTTTCACTTCCTCAAAAGTTGGTCTTACAAGTGGTCTAGGTGGCATACGGTCTGTTCCGTATTCAATCCAAATCATCAGTTCACTCATTTTCATACCACCTCCATGTGACTTCCATGGAGAAGCACCAACAAAGATAGTAGAACCTGTGGTAGTAGACTTAATTCTTCTCACTTCAAGACCATTTGCTAACTGACCTGTTTCAATGAGTATTGTGGTGTCACCACCTTTTAACTCTACAGTGTGTTCTGAAAGTGGTGTCCACCCTAAATCTTGACTGTAAATGTGTCCTTTCATTTTCTCAAGAACCATTTGACCGTCTTCATAAAATTTTGCTTCAAACTCAGGTTTTAACTTAACAGCCATGTTGCGTAAGTGAATACCTGCTCTATTCCAATCCCCCGTCATTTGAAGTTTCAGTGACACTTAAATCACCACCCTCGTTAAGTATTTCTTCTACAAGAACACCTGTAACATCAGGTCTGTACTCACACTCAAACACCACAGTTAAAAACACATCTTCCACAAAAGTCTGTGGTTTCACATTCTTAATCTCATAGAAAGCATTATGAAATTCAATATACCCTCTTTTAAGAATATCCCAATCAGACTCACTCTGACAGGGAACACCTTTATCTCTCATGGACTTATATGTAACTGTGAACTTTGGATAGTCTTTAACCTCACTGTCGGCTATTGCGTCACCTCTGTCCTTCATGTTTGTCTGTGCTTTTGCAACAAGAAGAACAGGTGTCTTGTATCTCTTGACTTTAGACTCTTTGTAGAAGCCACCAGAGGTTGAGGGATTTAAAAGATACAACTTCACTCCGTCACTGACTCCATCAGTAAACATGATAGAGTATACTTCATTGATTCCATCAACAAAAGCGTCTTGTATCTCTTTATTCACCCTCTTCACCTCCAATGTCATCTACATCAACCTCTTCATCACTCATTTCTGGAAGTGTGGTAAAAGTCACTTGCTTATATCCGAACAACTGATTTCTCTCAACTGAAATAACTGCCAAATAATATTGCGTATCAGGTTTAAGTCCTGTGACTTTCTTATTGGTATTTCTAAAGTTGAGTGTGGATAACACAAGTGTTGAACCCTCTACCACTTTATCCTCTGGCTTCATTCCTTCTGCATACATATCAATTATAGGCTTCTCTCCAATGTACACAAGGTACTTACCAAAGTGGTCATTATTGTAAGATGACCAACTAAAGGCTACTGACTCATTTGTAATTTCTCCTATCTTGACACGAACAATCGGAACTGGACCAAGTTCATAATTCCTCAATGAATAGTGATTTTTGGAACGTATGGTGTTATAGGTGGTTACACCCTGTATTCCTGTATTGGGGTCTACTGTTGCTCCACCATTTTCAACCCAATCTTCATACTCTTCTTGTGCATTTTCAGCTAAAGCCATGTAGTGTGAAAATCTCTGTGACTGCTTTAACTGGTTGTTATTGTCTGCGGTAAGGTCAATCAGGTTAGCCTTTAACACCGCAAGTTTCAAGTACAACTCTTTCTTTGCAATAAGTATAATAGGATATGCAGACCCCGGAGGTAAGTCTTCAAAATCTTCTGCCGAAGGATAGACCTTTGAAATACTTAACTTTAAGAAGGTGGTAAGTTCTTCATCAGTCATATTAAGATAACCAGAGTCTTCAACTCCGGCTTCTTCATTTGAAATATTCACTGCACTCCTTAATAACTCAAGAAGTTCATCAACTGTTAAAACCATCACTTAACCACCTTTCTACTTCTTACAGAGGTGCTAAAACTCCTGCTCTGTTCAGTGTCTTCTTTACAAACTCAGGAACATTGTAGCAACTTCCTGCTTTCAGGTCATACATCTCGCCACCGATAAAACATCTGTGGTCTCTTGCTACACGGATTCTTACGTCCTTCTTAACGTGTACTTCCTCTTTTGCTACTTCTGTGTCTACTTCAACTTTGACTTCTGGTTCTTCTGTCTGTTCAGTGACTTCAACAGTTGGAACTTCCTCTTCTGTAGCTTCTGTAGTTGCTTCAACTACCTCTTCCTTTTCTTCTGCAACTGCTGTAGTAACTTCAACCTTAGTCTCTTCATCTTTCTTATTTACTTTTCTTACTGCCATTTTAAATTCCTCCTAAAATAAAATTGGGAAGGGAAGATTTTGCTCTCCCTTCCCCATGTTGTTTACGAATTTGCCATAAGACCTGCTGTTTTTAACTTACCTAACAAAGTGTTAAAGTCGGTCTTTAAGGTATCAACGTCTGTTCCTGTTGCTGTGCTATCTGCCTGTGTAGCCATTTGAGTGAAAGTGGCTCTTCCTTCAAGAGCAGTAATCTTATCACCTGTAGCTTTAGCGTCAGCCGCTTGACCTGACTTTGTAAGCGTGTTGTCAATGGTTACTGTAGGACCACCACTGCTACTTGCCTGAATAACTGCAAGTAACGCTTCAACCACTTCATCAGGATTTTGCTGTGCATAGAACAGAGCAGTTTTTAACCTTTCTTTTTGCTGTGATGTAATAGCCATATGTAACACCTCCTAAAACTTAGGCGGTCTCAACAACAACGCCATACTCATTGTTCAGAATACCAGTACCCCAAATAGCATACCAAGCAAGAGACTGCTTACGTCCGAAGTCTTCTACTCCGTTGTCTCTTAACTCTACAGGCAGAGACCAAGCGATACCATAGTATTCATCACCAAAGATAACAGCCTGATATACGTCAGTCTTGTTACTTTCCTGACCCTTTGCTAACTCCTGCTTATAAGACGGGTCAGTTGTTGCCGCCTTACCATTGCACATAAGAGTGGTCTCAATGAAACGAGTGTCATCAATACGACCAATCTCGCCGTTAAACAGGGCTTCCGGATTACCATAGTTACTTGCGTTAATCCATGCCGGGTCATCTCTCAGGTCACGGCTCTGGTGCGGATGTACAAAGCAAATCCAGTAAGCACCTTCACGCTTCGGAGCATTGTTTGTAGAAAGAATCTCAATAGCGTCCTTGATTGTACTTACCTTCATCTTACAAGTATCGTCAAGGTCTTCTCTTTGTGTAACTGCTGTTCCATCACTCTTAGAAGCAAACACAATGTTAGTTCCAGACAGTGCTGTGTCTCTCAATTCACAGTCAAGCACCATAGCATAGTCACGACCTAACAGAGTAGTTGTACTTGCCATAATGTCATCAAAAGAAGACTCCATCAGCAGACGAGAGTTAGATACTGCATTACCATGCTCACTAACTGTAATCTGCTTCATAGAACTGCTGAGAGCCTGAGTAGTCATATCAACTAACTCAGTCAGCTTACCACCGAGTTTCAAGTTGTTGTAAGTCATCATGGAAATTGTCAGACCTGGTTCAACACCAAGTTCGGTCTTTTCTGTTGCGAACTGTGCAAAACGCATAACAGGTAAAGCCTTAAACTCAATCTCTCTGGAATAAACCATACGGATTGCGTCAGTCAGCTTTACACCGCCATTTTCTGACGTAGTTGCAGATGTAATCTGATTAGCCGCATGTGCTTTCAGAACTGCTTTTCTGATAAATCCTGCAAAAATAGAATCTTTTGCTTTCTTGTTCATCACACTATTTACCTCCTTGAAATTTATTTTAATGTGTGTGGTTGCATGAGACCTTCTTTATCTTAATCCCATCTTCTTGCGGAACTCTTTATATTCCGGTGAACGTGGGTCTAAAGAAGCAATGTACTCCATGGAAAGTTCTTCATCTTGAACTTTAGAGGTTGCCGGATTAGTAGGACTCTTAGGTGTTCTCTTATCTTTCTTAGAAGTACCTCCTACACTCTTTCTGATTTCCTCACTTCTTGCAAGGGCAGACTCAAGACTCTTATCAAGTTCCTCAACTGTGTCACCAAACACTAACTCAGGAACTAACAGGTCTTCCTTATGCTCTGCCAAAATCTGTGCTTTGTGTGTCTTCACCTCATACTCTTTTTCAAGTTCAGTACGAACTTCCTTTTCGACCTCTTCTCTGCTTACGGGCTTCTGACCTTCAAACTCTTTGACTTTCTTCTCAAGGTCTTCTTTGTCTTTTGTCAGTGTAGCAATCTCACCTTTCAGTGTCTTTACCTCTTCACTGTCACCCTGTCCGACTGTCTTTAACTTCTCCTGTGCGTCTTTAAGCTGTTTCTCTAAATCAGCCTTTGCTAACAGGTCATCATTATGCTGTTGAGTTAAAGTCTCAATCTGCCCTTTCAGCTTTTCAATGGTCTTGTACTGCTTGTCTTTCTCTTCTTTTCTTGCCTTTGCAATCAAGTCCTCATAGTTGATTGTAGGTGTTTTCTTAGCAGGTGTTCCATCACCTTCATCTCCACCATCACCTTCTGCCGGATTCTCTTCTGCAAATGCTTTAAGAGTGAGACCTCCAAAAAGTCTTTTCACAATAGCTTCTTTAGTCATAGGTCCTACGATAATGCCACTTTTCTTAATCATGTTATAGATACCTCCATACTCTTAGATTTTCTTAATACTAACACATAAAAATCCCAAAGTCTAGTAGTCTAAGGGATTTTTATGTGGATTTCAATTCTTATTGTACACTTCCACCACCATTTTGTCCAGTGATTTCAGTACGAACTTGTTCTAAAGGTGTTTGTCCATTGGTCATACCACTGTTTATTTCAGGTACTTGTTGTCCTTGCAACTGTGCTTGATACCATGCAGTCTGTAACATAGGATTAAATAACTCAGGGTGTTCCTCTCTTTCAAGGTCAATCTCTACCAGTTTCTCATTGATGTTCTCTCTACCCATTCTCTCTAATGCTCCATGTCTGCACTCAAGACCTAACTTCATCTCACTCTCAAGTTTCTGTAACTCAAGAAGTTCGTCCTTCGGAAGTGTGTCAGGAAGTGTTACCTCATTGTACAGGAAGTCTTTCTTACTTATATTATCTGGCTTCTCAATAAGACCTTCAAGTAAAGAAATATGTAAAATCATCTTATTCACAATCTCTAAACCTGTCTTAGTACAACTTCTCTTCACCCGTGTCTTTTCAATCAGTGGCAGGTTCATGTACTGCAATGCAACACCACTTGTGTTACTGATAGCATTAGCACCACCTAATACTGTCTCAGGAACACCACCAATCTCACACATAGCAGTCTTTAAAGACTCTGTGTAATTAGTGCTTGCTCCTAAATCTCCTTGCAATTCAAGGTTTGCTACTTTAGCGTCTTTTGGAAGACCCCCCCACACTTTGTTAGCGCCTTTTTCAAGGTTTCCAATCTTAGCACCAAACACACAAGTGATAGGTGCAGAGTGATAGTCAATAATTTCAGAAATGTCACTCCGTTTAGTGTTCAGTTCTACGTTCAGAGGAATGAGGTCTTCAAGGTCTCCCATACCATAAGTTCTACCTGCAATAGGAAAGTTCTTAATCTGAACAAAAGGAATGATACCATAGGGGTTCTCCATTCTGTCAATCTCTTCTTTGTCTTCATACACAACGATTTCATCTCTTGTCCAAACTTCTTTGTAAATCACTGTGGTAATAGAAGACCTTCTCCACAAGATACCTGTCTCACGTTCTTTTTCAATCGGGTACATAATAAGCATAGAGTCAACCCTATCTTTATCATGCTGATTAAAAGTAGGAAATACAAATTGAGTAGGTACACAAGTCAGTCTTATCCTTCCGTCAGGATATTCCTCAAACGGGTCATCTAAATCTTCCGGCGACTCATAAGACACCTTTATCCATGCGTCACCTGCAATGGATTTCATTTGACCGATTTCTACACACAGTTCATCTCTCTTGTTACTATCCCACACTGCATTAAGGTAGTCATTGATTGTCTTCTCAACCACCTTTTCAGGATTTTCAGCAGTCTTCTCTTCATTTGTGATAATATTATCTCCATCACCATCTAATGACTCAATTACTACTTTAGTGTCACCCACTGTAACACCCTTCTCTTCAAGACTCATAGGTGTCTTGATAGTAAATCCCTTTCCAAACTCAAAGGAAACAAACTTATTCACAAAAGGTCTACAGTAGTTAAATGTCACCTGTGGAGAGTCAAGGTCATCAACACCTTCCCAATGATAACCCTCATAAAAGTTCCATGCTTCCTTGATTTTCTCAAGACGAAGAACTTCTTGGTTTGTAAGATTTCCTTCACTAACAAGACCTCCAATATTAAGACTCTGTTCAAGACCTGTGTTGTATCTGTGTTTAAATGTATTCATGCTTTACCTCCTTCTTCTTGCAGTAAATCTATTCCTGCTTCTATTCTGTAACCCATATCTTGATGTAGGTTTCGTGTTTCCAAACACCCTGTTTCTGTCTTTAGTCTCTGTGTTATCAACTACTCCGGGTTCTCTTGCTCCCCAAAGTGCTAAAGCCCATGAGTCTGCATAATCATCATGCGCCCCTCTCTCTGGTGGGTGGCTGACTACAAGGTTACTACCACTATAACCTTTCTCAAGGTCTCCCATCTGTTGTATAAATTCCTGATATTCTTTAGTCTGTACTGTGTCAGGACTTCTTGGGAACTTTGCTCTGCCGGAATTTATCTCTTTGTCTAAGTTCTTATAAAGGTCCGACTTACTCTTTGTACTAAACACAAATAATTCCACATCATAGCTTACATTGGCTCTTATTCTCTGACCTAAACTTGACTCTCTGGTGGCATCTACCACTAACTTTGAAATACGGAAGTGTTTCAGATAGTCCATAATGATTGCATACTGTTCTTCATAATCTTCTGCAATTTCAGCACCAATCTTTAACCAGTCTTTTATGTAGGTATTATAAGCAAGATAAATTTCTTCCTCTTGTGTCTCTTCATTAAAAGAAGACTCCATAAGTACAGGATTATCCCAATCTACTTCCACCACAGTAACTACTGTACTGTCTGCGTCTTTCTTTTTCTTATCACTTCCACCACCTACATCAATTCCGGCAGTATGATTAGCAACAAGGTCTCTGTCTACCCTATCAAGAAATACATCACCACAGTCTTCTTCTAACTGGTCTATATCAACAAACATACCCCTTGATATAATCCACTCAAGATTGTAAGACAACCTAAATTCATCACTATTCTCACCTAAACTTCGCTTCTCCCTTTCAATGTACTTCGCATACTTAGGATTGTACTTCTGTACCACTTTATAATTATATTCAAAGTGATTTCTGATTTTGATTTTCTTCTCTTCGTAGTCCTTCTTATTTCTCTGAATAGCTTCATAGAAATCACCCTTAAAGGTGGTTGCAGTACCAATCTTACAGATTGTAGCATTGTAAGCCGCACCCATAGGGTGAATGGATTTTCTTATCTTGTAGTTAGAAATATCCTGACACTCTTCACAAATAATAAACTTAAATGACTCACCCTCAATATTACTTCCGTCACTTGCTGAGATAGCAGTTACAAAAGAACCATTAGTAAGTGCTACAGTCTGACCATTTGATGTAGAGAACTCCAATCTAAAGTCGGGGTCTTCAAGTATTGCCATACTTTCTTTACACTGGATTCTTGACTTCATACGTCTGTAAGTAATTTGTGCCTGTCTTTGACTCGGAGCAAAAATTCCTACCCACAGACCATCTTTAAACATTTGGAGTCTTGGGTCATCTGCAAACATAGGCATATTTGCCAACTGAGGTAAGATAATCATAAGACCACCTACAGTAATAGCAATAGTCTCTGTCTTACCACTCTGACGGGCAAATAGAGCAGTTATTTCAGCACCGTCATTTTCAAGAACTGACCGTATAATTCTCTTTGAGAACTGTGTCTGATACTTGTACATTACTCTGCCGGAATACACTTCACAGAAATTATAAATCCTATCTACTAACTCTGTTGTACTTATTCTTCCGGCATAGGCTCTCTCAACATAGTGTTCTGTAAAAAAGTCCGTAATAATTGCTAAAATCAGTCTCACGTTAAATATCACTATTCTTAAAATCCTATACACTTTCTCACCTCAATTCTTCACATAATAAAAAGGCAGAGTCGTAAAACTCTGCCTAAAGTATATACCAATTATGTGTAATTGTCCATACTGTTACTTTTTGAATCCTCTGGAATATCTGCTCTTCCTCTTATACTCTGTTATCTGCTTATTGACTTGCTTACTGCACACTTTCACTACCCGGTCACAAGTCTTTTCATCAAACATTCCTATATGGCACTTATCTTGTGGAATATTCAACATAGCTGAAAGCCATATGTAGGCTTCTCTTCTTGTCATAAGACCTGACTTCCATAATGGGTCAAAAGCTGAGTGCGCTCTGTTCTTTGCGTGTCTTAAAGCACTATTAGCAAGTCTTCCTAAAGGAATCGTGGTGTTTGGGTGACACCCTACATAAGAATCACACTGAGGAAAGTTACTGCATACCCACATCTTTCCGTAATTCTTATTATTGTGGTACACATAATTTGAGTCTCTTAAAATAACTGGTGCGCCACAGTAAGGACACTTCTTAGTAAATCCATAATTGTGTATGTCTTTATTCTTCTTGCTCATTTTTCAAGTACCTCACATAATATGTTCACTCCATACACAGGCAAGTGGAGACTTATCAGGTCTTAACCTTAAAAATCTTGGGTGTCTCATTTTGCCTGTATCTTTAAACAGTTCATTGGCTTTTACTTCGATAACATCTCCATTGAACTCATATCTCTTCCAATCTGGACTGTTTACAATATTCTTGTTGTTCTTCTCATTGTCTTTTGTGATAACACAAGTCTCTCCGGTTTTTCTGTTTACCCATGTAAAAGAGAACTTCATTCTCATGTCATCATCAAATCCAGCACAATCACCTACTTCTACAACTTTAACTGTCTCACCCTCTAACAGCATAGTTTCAATTTCAAACTTCTTATTTTTCGGAAGTTTTGCAATTTCATCATCAGTAATGATTACACCATATCTGATATTACCAATCATGTGATAATAATAAAATCTGGTGACTGGTGTGTACCCCTTGTTTAAAAGGTCTTTCGCTGACTGTTCAGAAGTTTCAGAAACACTCAGTCTGTTATCATCACTATCTACCCAATAACTCCACCTGTCTTTAGGGAACTTGCCCTCATATACATCTGTAGGTTCTGTAAATCCCATGATAATAACTTCTCTTGTCAGGAATTTCTTTATCTTCTGATACTCTCTTCCCCTTTTATGGTAATACTTACCACTATTAGGTTTCACAATGACTCCCTCTCCACCTGTTGATACAATCAACTCATAATAGGCTTTAGGAGTCAGAACATCATTACCCTTTAAAGACTTATACAACTCAGGATAATTGTCCTTATTGTCCTCAAGTTCAAGTAAAAACTGGTCTTCATTAAACTCTCCGACTCTTTTCATACACTCACAGTAACAAGAAACTGTCTCTCCATTACTGTCTCTCAGCACATCACCACACACATAGTATGGAACAAACTCAATATAAGGACTGTTTACTTCCTCTACAACTCTCTTGAGATATTCCTTTCGGTCAATCAGTGGCATACGTCTAAGGTCTATACCCTTATATTTGATAATGTCAAAAGCATGAAGAGAAATAAATCCCTTTTCAACTTGTCGGTCTACTGCTCTATCCCATAGACAATTCAGTGTGCTTGATACTTCTTTAAATGGCTGTCCATTTATGAACATCTCACCATCAATTACTGTTCCATCTAAATCAGGAACATCTATATCCCGTATCTGTGGAACACTGTCTGTATTCTCTGTATAGAAACCTGACTTTTTACTAATACGTCTGCTAAACACTCTACAGTACCCGACTTTCTCTCCGCTCAATGTCTCTTGAGAGAAGAACTGAACAATACCTCTTGTACCATCAAACTTCTCTTCAATGATATTATCAGAACTTGACAACTCTACTTCCTGCTGTTCTTCGCTGTCAATCTCTTTCGCAGTCATAGGCTCATAGCCTTTAACACCTGCAAACTGAAATGCTTCTGGACAATTCCATTCATCTAAAGGAAACATTTCAAGTAACTCTTCTACAGTACCGTCTTCACATGGAGTGTACAGTTTATTATCTTCTCCCCGGTAAATCTTCGGGAACAATTTTTGACTCATTAGATACCCTCACTTTCTAAGTTGATATTTACATTATATCACATAAGAGACTGTTTATAAAATCACTCCTGAATGTCATCAGGTGTTTCTTCACTTGCTGTCTCCCTAAGTTCTTTCAGCTTGTATCTTCTCAACTCCTGCTTCATGCTTTCATTCTCTTTTATCAACTTCATAAAGTGAGCATATACCCTTCGTTTGTGTTGGTCTTTTGTGGACTGTACCATGGAAATACAATACTGTTCTAACTGTTCAGGTGTTAAAGAAACTGGCACTTCCGGCTCTTTCTCTGTCTCTGGTATAATACCTGCTTCTCTTAAAATCTCACTCTGCTTTCTTCCACCATGAAAGGTCACATCAATTACTTCACAATTACCCGGAACGTGTGGCATATCATTCTCTCCCTTCTTTCACTTCTATAATCTCATTTAACAGTGCTGAAATGTTATTAGTCTTGTCCATGGACTCTATAGGCTCAAGAGTATTACCTTCAAGCAAGGCTTTCTCAAGACGTTCTGCCAGTTCATCTTTCACAATAATGTGACAGTAAATAATAGGATTACAGATACCCACATCAGGATTATACACACCTATAGGCATGAACTGAGAATTAAACATGATATTCTGGTTTTCCCTTTTAGTGCAATCCATGACTTTTGCCACTGCGGAACTGGACATAAACATTAAAAGGTCATATCCCTTATGTGGTAATACTTCCGCAAGGTTGAGTGACACATAATACTTATCATTATGCTTCACCACAAGGTTACTGTAAGCAGTTCTGATTGAAGTGATAAAGGACACAGGAACATACCCTTTCTTAAGTGCTTCTTCTACGTCATTAAAGTATTCCAGTCTGTTCAGTATGCTTTCAATATCAACATCTTTCTGCACCACATTCTTCTGCTTTAATAGTGTCTTTGATATGCAAGCAATCATCTTCATTCCTCCTTTAATAAAAATATGGGAGCAGATTTCTCCACTCCCATATTATCATAACTAACTGATGTATTCAACCTTACTCAGCTTCGTACTTGTTTCCACACACTTCACAGATGAAGACTTTACCCTTCTTATCATATTTCAGTGCGTGTCCACAACAATAATTATCTTCACTGATTTCATAAGGCTCATCCGGCTCGATTGTATTGCCTTCATCATCAATCATACGCTTCTTGGTCTCAAGGTACAGTGCAACAAGGTCCTCAAACTCATAATCATCACCTAACTGGTCAAGTTCATCCTGAGTGCAGGTGTTCTCACAGAATGTACTGATGTCCTCTTCTGTAATCTGCTCGTTCTCAATAGCTTCAATGGTCTCTTCCATCATAGCATGAACAGCTTCGGCTCTTTCCTCTGTCATATTCTCAGGATTGTTTACACCGTCCGGGTCATACTCTTCAAAGTATGAGTCAGCACTAAACTCTGCTTCATCTTCGGACTCGTCCTCTGATACTTCACTCTCTTCTGCTTCGGTCTCTTCAACTTCTTCCTCAGACTCTTCCTCGTCTTCGTCATCAATGTCAATGAGACCATCTGCAAGTGCTTTTGCAAGGAGCATTGTAATATCAGACTTTTTACCACTTGCTTTGATACCTACATCTGCAAGCACCTCTGCAATCTCTTCAACGTCTGTCTCTTCGGCAATCTCTTTTGCCTTGTCAACAAACTCCTGCGGAATAACCTCTTCTGTCTTCTTAGACTTTTTCAGACCGCCCTTCTTAGCTTTGTCAATCGGTACAACTTTGTTCTCGTCTTCTACTGCACCTTCATCATCCTCTTCTGTAGGCTCTGCTGTAACCTCAACATCAAGGGCTAAAATTCTCGCTGTGATTTCATCACGCTTGCCTGTACACGGAACACCTAAACTTGCGCCCAGCTTTTTCAGTTCATTGTACTTCATAGAGTCAAGCTGTTCTTTAGAGAACTTACCTGTCACTGTAGCAGGTGCTTCTGTCTCTTCCGGCTTGTTCATAGGCTCTTCTGTCTGTGCCTTTTCTCTTCTGGACACTGACCTTGACTTCGGTGCTTCTTTAACTTCTCCACCTGCAAGTTCATCTCTCAGAACAGTAAGTCCTTCGATAACAGTATTCAGTCCTTCAATAATTCTCTCGTTTTTCATGTGATTACCTCCATATAATTCTTTGATAATTTTTAGAGCGGTTCGCTCTTCATGGTTAAAGTATAGCATTAGTGTTTCTTAGTGTCAAACACCTGTGGTAGCAAGTCCTTTGCTCTATTTTTAAGATAGGTTACTTTCTTTTCTATCTTAACCATTTCACAAAAAAGACCTTTTACTGCTTCTGTCTTATCATCTAAAGATATAGTATCAGAAGTCATGATAGCTTCTCTTCTTGCGTTTAACTCATTGTAAGCACTACTCATAAGAAGAACAAGACCATTTATTGTTCCGACATTCATCTTATCGGCTTCTTTCTTAAAGTCTTCCATAGAACTATCTATGAGAACTCCTAAAGCTGACTGTTCCACTTTTACACCTCCTTATTCTTGTAATCTCAAGTTGATATGTGCCATGGTATAAAGCAGTACACAAGCTGACATTGCTCTTACCACATTATAATCAATAAAGATATAATAAGAAGCATAAACAACTCCGGCACACATAACAACAAATGTGAAAAGCATAACTACCTTTCTCACTAAATCAAGAAACTTAGTCCACGCTCTTACAAAGTTATCCCTAATCTTATTCAACCGGTAATTTTTCATAATGCAACAACCTCCTTAATTATCAACCTCATTTCTATTGCTTTTGTCTCATATCTATTTAAAAGCCTGTAAAACTCAGGGTCGTGCATAACACCTTTCACTCTGACATAATTCGGATTGGTATATTGTAAGTGGTGACACACCTCATGGATAGTGTGATAAAGCACCGTTGAATATGAGAACATAAACTTCATGTTCTTTGTTCTGTAGGGATAAATTCTTATTTCTGCCCTCTTGTCTTCATATGCAGGAAAGTATCTACCATAAAAACACTTGCTATAAGGTCTTATGACTAAATCAAATTCCTCTACAGGAAGATTGAGGGCTTTCAAGTCTTCTTCTAGCCTGTCATGTAACTCTTCCCTACTGAGCATATTAAACAACCTCCTTACTCTGTAGGAAAGAGTATAACACATATCAGCCACATTGTCTAACTTATGCAACTAACATTCCTCCTGCGGCTCTCTCATATTCGACTCTCTTATCAAGTGTGAAGTCCTGTGCTACTTGTGTGATTGAGTTAATCAGACCCCATCTGGTCTTCTCATAAACACCATCTGTCATAAGCTGAATAACTTTCTTCACACCATCTTCTGGCATAAGAGTCTGAGACTTCACTCTATGAATTAACTCACTTAAAGAATCCTCATTCTTAAAAGCTCCCTCAAGAGAAACGCCTGCTGTGTTCACAATGCTCTCAGTAACCTTATCAATGATAGGATTTACTAAATCCATTGCATTTTCTAAGTTTGAAGCAAAGTCTTCAATGGTGATACCTCTGTGTCTCTGGTGGAACAGAACACCAAAACGCTTCGGAACAATCAGTCCATTAGTGCATACTTTCTTCCAGATGAAGAAATTGATTGTAAGGTTACTTCTGCCAACATCACTTGAGTCAATAGAGAACCCCGGATAAAGGTCTTCACTGTCAATAGGAAGTTGGTGTGGAGACACCAATCTGATATGAAGTCTTTCTTCATTCAAGAAGTAACCCTTGATATTAAAATCGTCTACAGGGAAACTATTCTGCATGGTATTTAAAATAGTAGGAGTGTCACATACAGAATATCTAGGTGTAAGAACACCTCTGATTGTTCCATTGTACTCACGGATAAATAAGTCTTTGTTAAAGTCTTCAAGCCATGAGTTAAGGTTATCTTGTGCGAGTTCAATTCTTCCTGTTCCAATACACTTTCTCATGTAATCAGCAGGAACTCCCACTTTATTACACAACTGCCCCATTCCCCATTTTGAAATAGCAGGACTTCTCACTTCTCCCTGTTCTGTAACATAAGTGATACCTGCAAGGTCATTCAGTCTAAGTCTTTCAGAATTTACAGACCTTACAACATAGTCAGAACACATACTCTGGATTTCTTCGGACCGGGAAAGAATACCTCCAAAAGTCATCTTCTTCATATCAAGTAACTCTCTGGTATCTTCTTCTTTAACTTCCGACTTTGGTAACTGAATAACTTCTGCTAAAGTAACCTTTCTTCTAAGTTTCATTGCTGTTTCTCCTTTCTTATTAAGTCGCTGTTGACTTTCTGACACAAGTATAAATTAAATAAGAAAAGAGGTCAAACACTCCACTGTGCAAGACCTCTTCTTATCTTTAATTGTCTTCTATTAACATTATTCTCTTAAACAGACCTACTCCAATCGGACTTCTATTGAGGTTCTTTACCGCTTCTTCTTTTGTGCTGAAAGCGTTCCAAGAAGCTAAGTGATTACCACTAACACTGTCTAAAATAGGTTTCCCTACAATATAATCTCTGCTAAACACTAATGCTTCTGCCCCTTCAATATCAAGGTCTCTTATTGGGCTGTCCTTTCTCTTTGCAAGTTCTCTCATTAACTGCTCTGTGGAAATACTGGACACCTGAAAGTCAATGTTCTCAACTCTCTCAAAACGGTAAGTCTGACCTGTCACATTGTCTTTTCTGTCTTTAATGTAAAGAGTCATTTCATCACCAAACTGTTCAGTAGTGTCATGGTCCGAAACAAAGTCTTCAACTGACCTTACCCACGGAATTTCTTCCGGGTGACACACATTCACATACTGACACATAAACTCACCTGTTGTACAATCTCTTATTACATTCAACACATAGAAATACTGACCTTTAAAGTGTCTATATAATCCCGGCTTAACAGTCACTTTATTCTGCATAGTAATTCCTCCTATAAAATACACCTGCACAACTAAATGTCATGCAGGTGCTTCTTATTACCTTGTCGGCAGAGTTTCAACAATAGAGTCAATAACCTTTCTCACATCACTTGCACCTGTTCCAATGGAACTGTACACATTGATAACGTCAATCACCCTCTCGGAAAATCCCGTAATCAGGTTCTTGCTGAAGTCATCAGTGTTTGCAATAGTGAACTCATTACCTAACAGATTATCCAGATACAGCTTCTTGATAATCTTCTTCTCAAAGAGAGCATTTAACTCTTCATCAGTGCTAAATCTTCTACCAGAACCATAGTAATAGCTGTTGGTTATCAGACTAAAAGACTTACCTCTGGAATGATAGCAGTCTCCGTCAGACAGAATAATGAGATTATCGTACATTCCCGGCTTACTGTTCTGCTTAATAGTGTGAAGTGCAACATCAAGGTAAGTTCTACCTCCAACATGATACCTCATAATAGTCTTCATAATGTCCATGACAGTAGACTTTCTGGAAATGTCAGTCACCTGCTCACAGATATTAGCAAACACATACACATCTGCAATACCTTTCTTAAAGCAGATTGCTCCTAACATACACGCAACAACATCTGCTGTCACATTAGAAGCGCCGGACACAGAATAACCCATAGAACCGGAACGGTCAATAAGGATAGCACTGTAACCTTCAATATCCTGTAAGTTATCAATAGACAGGTCTAATGCTTCTACTAAAGCGTCCATGACTCTTCTCTTTCCGGCAGAATTACTAAGCTTGGAAACTTCCTCATATGCACTGTAAAATCTGAAAGGTAACAGTCTGGACTTCTGCACTTCCTTCTTATTGGTAAGTTTAGCCACAATACTGTCAACAGCTTCTTTGTCATCAAACATTCCGGCTTTATCAAGTGCTACAAGGTTCTTTACAATAGCCATGACTGTAGAAGTGTCAATAGACTTCTTAACATCAGCCTTTGTAGACTTACTGTTCTTATTTTTAGACTTTGCAAGTTCAGACTGTACCTGCTTAGTCTCTTCACTTCCACCAAACTCTACATCACCCTCAATGACTCTCTTAAAGAAGTCTTCTCTTACTTTACTTCTCTCAGGGTTAGGTCTTAACAGCTTGATACAGTCAGCCATAGACACTTCTTTGTTCTCACCTAATGCCTTAGATAACTGATATTCATTAAAGGACTCTAACTTAAATTGCAGAGCCTTTCTTAACTGCATGGGTAAAGGCTGATTTCTGTGAGTGGTCTTATTCTTACCACGACCTTTTGTAGTCACTTCAAAACCAAACACGTTCATCTGCATAGCCATTACATCAAGAATGTCTTTACCTCTTCTTACAATGTAATCACTGTAAGTCTGTAACTTGTTTCTTCCAGTCACTTCATCAAGGAAGTTCTCACCCTTAAATCTTGGGTCATTAAAACAAGCTGTCAGCACTGCCAGAGGGTACTGAATCATGTTATACTCTCTGCCAATTCTGGCTACTTTCAGAGCATACTCAATATCCTCGTCAGGGATTTCAGAGATAAGTCTTTGGATTTCTTTAAAATCACTCTCCGCAGTTCTCTTCTCATAGAACGTGCTTTCACCGAAGAAAGAACCTAACACTTTGCTAAACAGTGTTTCAAGAGTGTCTAACTTATGCACAACACTTCCTTCATGGTTCACTGTCTTTCTGGTGTCTTTCTTCATTGTCACTTTCCCTCTTTTACTGTTCATAGTTGCCATGATACATTCCTCCATTCTTTCATGTGTTTTATAAATAAAAAGACCTCACAATTCGGGAAGATTGTGAAGTCCTTCATTTAACTTTATGTAATTTGAAGTAGGAAGAAAACCATTATTGTATGAAATCAAAATGCTTCATTAACAGTGAAGTGCCTTACCTTTAGGCTATCTGTCAAATTATTGGCTGACGGAGAAGGAATCGAACCTTCATAAATGATGTAAACAATAATTACACAATCCTACTACAATTACTACTTCGTTAAATTCAGGAGCAAAGCCATTTAGCTGTAAATCTTCTTTATTGGAAGTTTTCAATACTTCTGCGTTTTCCAATTTCGCCAAATTCTCTTCATGAGAATTATCGGAGTCGAACCGATATAATATGATGTAAGCTAAATGTACACAACCCAAATATCATATCCTATATTGTTAAGTGGAGAGAAACGATAAAGTCTTTTGTTGTTATCACTACAGGACTCGAACCTGTGACTATTTCTTTAACATAGAAATGTGCTACCCACTGCACTAAATGATGTAAACTTTATCTACACAACCACTTAATACTAGGTAGGAGAATCGAACTCCTGTTACCTCCGTGAAAGGGAGGTGTCTTGACCTCTTGACTAACCTAGCTTATAAGGAAGAAAAGCGTTTAAGACTTTACTGTTTCATACAGTAGGATTTGAACCTACAACTTCAATTTCCCAAAAATTGTGCCTGAACCATTCGGCTTTATATGATGTAATCTTAAACTACACATTCCTTATTTCTTAACCTCACACTTGTTTCTTATCAGCGTTACAAGGTTAAACGCTTGTTTCAGCTTGGTTAAATCATATCACACTTAAAACAAACTGTCAACTGCCCTTGTTGGACTCGAACCAACACAATGCAGGAGTCAAAGTCCTGTGCCTTACCATTTGGCGAAAGGGCAATAAAAAGAGCCAATGGTGGGAGTCGAACCCACAACCTATCGCTTACAAGGCGATTGCTCTGCCAATTGAGCTACACGGGCTTAAAGCTGACATTTTCTCACGCATTTACCATAACTGCTAGTGACACTTCTTAGTTATCACCAACAGAACAGTCGAGTGGAGGGGCTGTCAGCACACCTAAATGGCTTATCCTCAACACATGAAAGTTGAGAGTGTTTAGGAGAGTGAAAGGAATCCTGTCAATGGATAGAAAAGACTCTCCAATCGGAATGACACGATTTGAACCCATACTCTCTAAATGAGAAGAAGATTTTAAGTCTTCTGTGTCTGCCATTCCACCACATCAGCACATTACTGAGCATGACACTCAGTAACGTCAGGAAGATAATACCTTTTGTAAAAATCGTTCCTGCACTCTCAATTCGTCTTCTCTTGAAGACATTTCAGAGTATAGCACTAAACAACACTTTAGTCAAGCAAGCCATTTTCATCAAGCACCTCTAAAATAGTGTTATTTAACTTCCTCCACATTTTCATATACCACACTGCGAATTTCTCTTCTATGTCATCATCAACATCAAGACCACTCTCCGCAACAAAAGCGTGGAAGACTTCATGTGCTACAATCTCTTGTGTCCTGTTATCTCTTTCTTCTTCACAGGTAACACCTTCAAGTGAATGGTGTATTTTCAAAACGTGCTGATAATGTCTGCACTCTCCATCATTCTCTTCACACAGGTCAATCGCTTTCCTGTCACCAAGTCTGACTTCATAAGGTGTTCCTAATACTGTTACTTCTTTCATCACTGACCTCCTATATGTAATAAGGAACTACCAAGAACAGAGTTATCACAGTAAACAACACTAAGTAGAACCACTTATATTTCAGGTCAATCAGTGCAAGTTTAGGGTCTTTCTCTCTTGCCATCATATACACTAAACAGCATATCCAACAAAACAGAATAAACACTAAAACCAATGTGGATAAAAAATCAGTCATCATATCTGTACCTCACTTTCTTTTCTCAATCTGCTCACATTATAACTCACACTTTAAAGCAGGTCAACTCAGTCCTCACTGCCATTAAGTCATTAACAATAATTTATTTAATATTATTTATATAATATATAATAATTAGTATTAAAGACTTAATGCCACAGTCCTCAATCTAAGGACCATTACTGTAACTTGCTGTTTTCAGTGTTTAGAGTCTTTTCACACCCACAGGAACGGTATTTTATGACCACTACCACAGTCACGATTTTTACCACAGAATTTTCACACCTCACTTTTTCACCTTTCTCACATAATACCTCACTCACAACGGGTACATGGGTTATTTTATACACTACCTTACCAAAATGACGACCAATTCTGAGGTACTAGGCGCAGTCTCAGCAGTCCACAGACCATTTAAGGGTGGGTACTACTATGGATTTTGGGCTGACTCAAAAATTTTTCTGTTATTTTGTTGAACCTAAAAGACTCCTAATAATATAAAAATATTATTTTGCATAAAATATACATTTCAATCATTTTTATTCAAAAATTTTTTAAAATCATTCAAGTTATGCACAACATATGCACAACACTATACAGTGTGGCACACATATACTACATATAGTATATACATAGTGTATATAGTACATAGTATATACTACATATTGTGTTATTAAATACAGAATGAATAATGTATATTTATTACTTTATTATACACTGATATACACTATATACATTACTTTATTTTTAGACCACATTCTTACACTTATATACATTACCAATTTTCAAGCGGAATATGTATATATGGGTTCCTCCCATATCCTCTTATATATGACTATTATATACCTACCACCCTCACCTCTTTCTATGTATGTACATATTCCAATTTTCACAGGGCTATTTTCAAAACAGGTCTTTCACCTTTCCGGCTTCACCTCTTTCTCAATTCTTTAGTGTATTGAGCCGGATTACTGGTTAAACACTTGTGACTAAATAACACTTCTCCGGCACATTTACTTCCAAAACACCTTTATTGACACACCTATAAACACTTGTGCATATAACCAAAAAAGAAGAGGTGTCATGGTGGACACCTCTCCTGTTATTCACTTAGAACTCTATATTGAGTTCCTCACACTTATCACTCACACTTTCTAAATTCTCAAGCACATCACCTAAAGCACTGATAGGGAAGTGTACTGTCTTTCCCTTCAAATACCCTGTGTATGCTTCTGACTCTCTGTACATCTGTACAAACACACAGGCAGGTGCTTCATCATCATCAAACCTCTTCACCGACATTTCAATGTAATCTCTGTTGATTTTCTCCGGGTTCTTAAAAGAAGGATACTCCCTCACCAGAAATCTCATTGGTGGGAACATAGGTCTATAACCATCAGGTGGAAGTTTGTTCTCTTTCTTCTCTCTCTTCTTAGGCTGTTCCTCCTGTGGTGTTACTGACTTCTTCAACTCTGTCCTTTTCACTGGTCTCAGTTTCATACTAAAACACTCCTTTCATCTTAATCACACTTTTATTGATAGAGTATAAACCACTCTATGGAACGCAGGACTGTATTTCAAGTCCTGCACTCTAACAATGGTTTACAGGTCGAGAAGACCTTTCATCAGCTTCTCCATTGCACTGTGTCTGACAAAATCACTTGCAAGCTGTTTCACAGTGATACCCTGCTTCTCAGCTTCTTCGTCCATGAACTTCTTGAGACCCGTCTCAGGGTCATGTGTATGTAACAAAGTATTCACTTTAACAAGTGTCTCCTGAACTTCGTCAGTGAAGATAATGAACTGCACCTGTGCATAAGGACTGGACGTTGCAAGTTTATGACTTCTTACATATGCCAGATTTTCGTCACTTGTACATAACATATCTTTGACCTCAATAAGCATTTTTCTCACCTGAACGAGTTTCTGAATTGCTTCTGCCGGGATAGCACTATCAGGAATGTCCTCACAGGTCAGTGGAGGATTGTCATAATCAAAGTCATTTCCACCCTTTAAATCGGTGGGGGGAAGACTCCTTATCAAGACCTAACATAGCTTTCAGTTCCTCCGGCATGTCATCAAACAGTTTTCTCATTGTAACACTCTCCTTTTCTTTCACTCTTATGTGTTTAGTTACTGAGTCCTTGTAATGAACTCATTCTCGCCCTCAAGGTATGTAGGCTTGAGAGCAAGGTCAATTCATTACCCTATCAAGTGTGTTTTGAAGAGTGTTATATTAGTAATCGGTGTAGTGTTCTGCCACTAAATCACCGTTACTGTCATAAACAGAAGTACATAACTTAGGAGTTTCCCCCGACGATTTCTTTATCAGTCACAAGACAACACCTGATTGTAAATGCTGTAGTGATAGCACCTTCATCTCTCTGTGTAATCTCTATGTTCATATAACCGTCTTTTCTTCTAGGTCCTCCTGTCAATTCAGTCTTTCTACCTTCAATATCAGCACTGATATAAAATGGTCTCACTGACATAGTTTTATCTCCTTTCACTAAACACTCACACTGTATCAAGAGTACCTCTTGGCACTCACTCTCACACACCACATCTTTCAGTGGTGTGCAAGGTCAATGTCAAGCCATTACTTTCATGTACTGGTCATACAACTGAATACCTATCTCATTATATACGTCTAAATCCTCTCTGATAAGTCTGCGGATAATCATTGAAATCTGCTTTAGTGCAGTCCATTTGTTATCCTCACAACACTGAATAGTGTCAAAATATACATCTGGACTCACTTCATGCCGTCTTTCTCTGAACTCCTGCTGTAACTTATCAGCATAGCAGTAGTCCTTGACTCTTTCATCAAGTTTGGCGTTGAGATAAGTCTCCTTATCTACATAAGCGACTGCAAACACACTGTAACCTTGTGACTTGTATGACTGTAGAGTTAAAATCCTGTAGGTCTTTCTTCTCAACACCTCGTCAGTGTTTTTCTCAGGCAGGAAGAATAAAACTACTTCCTCTCCCTTTTTGCTAATCAGCTTGTAGATAATGTAATCACCTTTCTTCATAAGTACACTCTCCTTTACACTTTATACACACTCTTGATAGGAGTACCTTTCAGCACTCATTCTCACACACCTCCCCGAAGGGAGATGTGCAAGGTCAGTGTTGACTGATTGTTATTCGACTTCACCCACAAGACGATACACTTCAAACTCCATCTGGTTTGAATATCTGAAACCATCTTCTGTCACTTTCATGTCCTCTGATGCAATGATATAAGGTGCGTCAGTGTAACTAGAGACACCAATCGCAAGTGTTCCTTCATCACTTAAATAAATACAGGACACTAAATCAAGGTCATTGTCAAACTCCTTCGGCTTTTTCACTGTCTTGATAGGACAATAATCAAACTGCCGGAGAAGTCTTGAAGTCCAGTAGAACGCAAAGTAGATTTCCTCTTCATTCTTGAGTGCTTCTGCAAGGTCTTTAAAGTCTTTAATGTCCTGTGCTTTTTCAAGTGTACCGAACTGGACTTCAAAGCTGTCTGCAAAAACGTCTGCAATGTCAAAGGCTCTTCCTTTGGTGTCACTCTTCTTCACCGCTGACTTCTTTTCAGGTGCTTTCTTTGCCGGGGCTTTCTTCTCAGCAGGTTTCTTTTCAGACTTCTCTTCCGCAGGAGTTTCCTCTTTAGGTTCAGCAGTCTTTTTCTTCAAGGTCTTCTTCACCGAATTTGCAGGTGCAGGAGTCGCTTCTGCCGGAGTTAAAACACTCAGAACCTCTTTTACAAGACTTCTAAGGTCCGTGATTCCAACAGACTTTGCGTCTTTTTTCCACGCATTTGCAGTGTAGGTGATTCTGTCCTTCAAGGACTTGTCTTTAACCTCTTTGAAATGCTCGTCAAGAAAATTCACCATCTGTTCCTTGTTCATTTTGTTTGTGTTTGTCATAATAACACTCTCCTTTTCTTATTGTTTTGTAATGTGTTTGGATAAGCCTATCCACTCACTACACTTTTCAGTGTAGGAGTCCTACTCAAGAGAACATAAACTTTAGAGCGGAATTGAAGTCATTAAAGTAATGACCTTGACCCCAACTGTTGTCTTCTTCACAGTAATTGTAAGCAACAACATACTGTTTAGATAAACCACTGTAAGGATACTGATATAACATTGTATAATTTTTCTCCTCGTTCACAAGTGGTTCTAAAACACCATAGGAACAAATCTCTACTCTGTGCCAGTTTTCATTGTATCTTTTCATAGTAACACTCTCCTTTAAAATATAGTGAGTGCATAGGCTTATGCAAGTGCCAGACACTAAATAAGCTGTCTGACACTCACACCTACAATAAGAGTGTGAGTATGTGTTTTCACTTTCTCTACCAGTTTAGCTTGTCTCTTGTTTTGGTCTGCTAAAATGCACGACTTCTCCAACTTGAGATTTCACTACTTAATAAAGCACTTATTCAATTATCAAAGTACAAGACTATGTTTCATCACCCTGTTTCTGTCACTCAGCGGTTTCAACACGTTTTCAAGTTACTTGTCAAGGGCTGTCATGCTGTCGTGTGTTTGTGTCTGTCGCTCTTGACACTTTACATTATACGCTCTTTTTCGCACTTATCAACACTTTTTTGCATAAAATCATAAATTTCTTTCTGACGCTCATTTTAGGGCTTTTTAGGGGCTTTTTGTCGTTAGTGGGGAAATGTTTGCATAAAGGCATAAAATCGCTTTAAAGGGCATTACAGAGCGTTACAAGGGCATTGTAGGGCTTGTCATACTGTCAGGACTGACAGAAAAACGCTGTCAGGAGCTTTATACGGCGTTTTCAGGGCTTTTTCTGTACTATAGGCATATTATACAAGACACTTGAAAACAGGGGCTTTCTAGGGGTTTCTAAACACGTTTGACAGGTCTTTTATAAGCTGTTTTCAAGCAATCGGACATTGATTTCAGCACTTTTTACAAAGAAAATATGACTTGTCATAAAATGCACAAAGAAAAGTGTTTTTGTTTGTGCAAGGTGCTATTTTGTTATCACATGACGAAAAAGGACTTGACAAGAACTAACAAGCTGTGATATTTAAGCACACAAAAAGACACTCTCCACATTACTAAAGAGTGTCCTTCTGTTCACGTTACTATTGGCTTATCCTATACACATTACATTGAGTGTTATTCTTCCTACAGTCTTCTTACTTTCTTCTTTACAAGACCTGTTTTCTTTCTGGTGAGTTTTGTCTTCTTAGGTGTTTCCACTGGTGTTTCAGGTGTTTCCTCTACCACTGGTTTAGTGAGTCTCTTAAACCTCTTCTTGGACTTCATTAAAGGCTTATCATTTTTGATTTCCTCATAGGCTTCATCTTCCACCTCTTCTATCACATCTCTGTAATAGTCTCCATAAGTGTCTAACACCGCTTGTTCAAGTCTTTTCTGTGCAGGTGATGTTCTTGGACACCTACCTTCTGCTTTCTTAGTCCTCTGGTCATGTGTTAGTGGTTTGTGTCCTAAGTAGTGTACTTCATAGTAGTCCTCACTTGTTACTTCACACACATGACGGAAATAATTTTTCCGGGTCTTAAATTTCAGTATTGCATTTTTAATAGCAACCAGACACTTATCAAAATCACTTCCACAACAGATACAGTGAAATGTAACATTGTCTATGACTCTATACCACTCACTTGTGTTTTCATTATCAGGGTCATAACCTCCAACACACTTCTCTTCACCTTCTATATAGATAACGGGAGAGAGTTTAGCATATTGTCCTTTCACTATATAGAAAAGACCTTTTAAAGATTCTTCATTGCTTATATGTGACATAGTGTTTCTCCTTTCTCTTTCGCTCACGTTCTGAACACATTATATCACATATCACTAAACGCCTCAATCACTTGGATTTTCGAGTGTTTCCAGTGTTTTTAGTGTTCTTAAAAGGTGTTCCACATTCAGGACACTTGGTCTGTCCTTTCATAGTGATTTTAGTTACCTTACCACACTTCTCACAAGTCCTTGTCTTGTTCATTTTATTCCTCCTTCCTTCTATATAGTATATAGAGAGGGAGTAATAAAACCACCTTCCACTTGAATGTGTCCAAACACTTGAATATTCAAGTGGTTTAAGTGATTTCTGCCAGGTAAAGATTACTACCTCTCCCTATATAGTATAGAGTAGTATATAGTGTATTCCTTCCTCCCCTCTCTATATAGGGAATATGGTAATCCTCTCTTTGCAAGTGTAGTCCTCAAACACTTGCTAAATCAAGTGGTTCACTCAATTTCCGCTAAAAGTTATTACTCTTCCCTCTATATAGAAAAAGAGAAGCCGGAAGGTGTTTAACACTGTGGTTAGTATAGCACATACAGAGAAGAAACACAACTGTATCACCTCTTAAACACTACCTGTCGTAACACCTTAGACCACTCCTAAACACTGAATTTACCGAGTTTTCGTCAGAGACCTGCCGAGGTGCAGGTTAGTGCAGGTTAGTGCAGGTTAGTGCAGGTTATAAAACAGCTACGCTGTCCACTATTTTAAATGTCACAACTACTCATTACTATATACTATCTCTTATACTATACTGTTACTTACTATATATTCTTCTTACTACTACTTCACTTTAGCGGTCCGATTTTTCTCTATAGTCTATTCTTTCCCGGTTTATTTGTTAAAGGCTACATTATTCTCCCGGATTTCTCTTTAATCTCTCCGCTTTTCTTCTCTGCTTCTCTAACTTCTTTGCCTGTCTTAATATATTCTCTTGAGTCTCACACTTCTCTCCCCGGTCTACTAAAAAGTTATACTCTTTACACACCAGAATAAAAGGACAACCCATACTTACACAAGTGTTCATATTTAATCACCTCTAAATAAGTCCTTCTCTAAGACCTATCAACATCATTACTATAAACAGGGCAATAAATCCTACTATGATTATTCCTGTTATAGTAAACACTGTCTTTACTACAGTTCTTATAAACCTCATTCTCTTAAAATGCTTTATCCTGTTTCTCCGCATTTTCTCATTGTACTGTCTGAGAAATTCAAGCTGTTCCATATCGTCACGTTCCCAATCTCTCATATTTGTAGCTTACCTCCATTATTTGTGAATTTAAAAGACCGTCTAATAAACACTGTGCCTTTCTGGTCTCCGACTCTTTAATATTTCTTAACCACTGAATGATTTTAGATTTATCAAAAGAGTACAAGACACAACCTCTATTTAACTTCAATACCCTATTAAGATACCTTTCAGTCATATATTTAGTAGAATGGTTTGGAGATACATAGTAATATCCGTCCATAGAATATGTATCGTTATACAATTCATCTTTCTCTACTTCTATTTCTCCAAATTCAAACTTTACTTCATCAGGACTGATAACATAATAACCACTATAAAGTTTCATCATATTACACCCTTTCTTGACATATTTGCTTTCACTACTCTACACCCTAACAATGCAGTTAAAACATCTTCAAGTTCATCAATTAAAACCTGCTCCGGATTATCATGACCTTTAAGATTTTCAAGGTCATGAATAGTCATCACTTTAACACAGGACATACCCATCTGGTTAGCTTGGTACTGGATATTATTTCTCCTGGTAATACTGGTAGTCACAATAGGAAATCCAGTATAATAAGCGTCCATAATAAGGGAAGTAGTCTTCCCTGTACCTCTATCATTTACATCAAGAAACATATATCATTTCACCTCCTCACATTCACTTGCAGGTATGTACTGAAAGCACTTCTTACCAGATTTAAACAATCCAGACTTATTACAATACACCAAAAACTGTAACACTGGTCTTGGTTCTACATGATACACAGTATAAACTTGACCCATATATCTTACTTTAAACATACTTTACCTCCTATATGTTCTACAAAATACCTCTAACTTCTTCCACAGGTTAAAATCATGTACATCACATACATAAACATCAGGAACACCCTTAATAAGAGACCATTTCTTACTGAATTTCACTAACTTCTTTATCTTCTCAAGGTCTCCTACACTAAACACTTCTTTCAGCTTTCTCTTAAAAGAGCCAGAATTAGAATAAGAAGAACTGAAAGTCTCACATACCAACTGGTAAGGGATTTGAAGTCTAATCTCTTCCCTCTCAAACACAAACTGAGTCTTCATAACAATCCTCACTTTCTTTTCAATGTTACTTACATTATAAAAGGACGCTCAACTTTCGTCAAACGTCCTATTTACTCAAACCTCGCTGTCATCAGTGTTTGAGACTTTCTTTAGTTTCTTCTTAGAACTTCCATCATCAATTTGTGGTACTTCAATAGGTGCTTCCAAAAAGGACTCTGGATTTTCTACTAAAGCCTGTTGTGCTATCTGGTACATCTTATGCTGTACAAAGGCTTCAACTTCACCCTTACTTTCTGCGACTGTCTTCTCCATCTGTTCATTAAACTGTGACATTTGAAAAGACTGATTACTTCCAATGTTCATACTTATCTTATGGAGCATATTAAGAACCTCTGCTTGCTCTTTCTTATTAAAGGTCTTCTTAGTTTTGAACAGTTCAGTGACCTTATTTATAAGGTCTTTGGACTCTGAATACACATCATCAAGGTGTTCCTCAAATTCTTGTCTGTGTATATCCAATGGGTTATGATAAGGACACTCTGGCATTTTCTCACCCTGTATTCTTTTAAGTGTCACAGGAACACCATCACCCATGTTCATATGAGTAATAAGTTCTACAAATTGGGTGTAGGACATTTCAACCTCAAAAAGTTCTTCTTTACCAAAGTACCAATTCTGATGAAGACCTCTATCATACTCACCACGCTTTAAAACAAGCTGTATTTTATCATGGTGTTTAATACTTGAGCCATAAAGATAAGGACTGCCACCTGAAATACGATTAAAAGATAACATGCCAAAAGAGGGGTGTATATGTCTTTCATCACCTAAGACATTAGGTTTCTTGATAATAACTTCTTCATCACTCATGCTTCTTACCTCCTATAAAATAATCGGACAACTTTTTATCCCGGAAATAATTAATAAACTCAAAGGTCATTTCAGTCCTCATAGTAGAAATGAAAGAGTCAAGCATACCCTGTTTTAAATCAGTGTCTAAATGTTCTGTGCAGGTATGTTCTTTTTCCAATCTTAAAGACTCTAACTCTCTTATATTTATATCCACTACTTCATATTTAGGACGTTTCAATTCCCCGGAAAATGGTTCAGGTTTAACTGGACTTACATTGATATGAAGTGTAGGAAGACCTCTCTGAACAAGATAAAACTTATCACTGCCGGGAAATTTAATTCCAATGTTTTCTAAATGAGCAGTAAAAATAAATCTATGTATATGAGTGTCCTTTAAAACATACAGCTTTTTAAGCCTGTTACCCTTCTTGTGATACCATTCTTCATCAACATACTCTCTGTGTGAAGTCTTAAAGAAAATATCGGCACTTAAAAATCCACTAGTAAAATGCTGTGGTTTAACTGAAAACGGAATGTCCTGCACCATTAAGTCATTAAAACTATATTTTTCTATTATATTTAATTTATATAATATATTATATATTAAAGACTTAATGCCCTCTGCCACATTTGACAGCGAGTAAGAGAGATTTTTGAAAGCCCGTCTGACTGTTCTAAACTTTAAAGGCTTTGTCATGTTATGGAATTTAACCTTATCAGACATTTACACTCACCTCTCCTTCGACACGGAAGTAAAACTCATTGTCTTTAGACTCTTCCATTGAGAGAACAAGTTCTCCAATACTGACTTGTGATAATTCTTTAGTGGTAGTCTTTGATTTCTCTACTGTAAGACGGATAATTCTTGACCTCTTTCCAATCTCAGTGAGAAGGTCTTCTTTTTTCAATGGCACTAATTTCATATGTATTCTCCTTTCTTTTCATAAAAATAATGTGCTACATGACATTATATCACATAGCACATTTTACGCAAATCCCCTATAAATCAGAGTCCACAATGTTATCACTGTCTGACTCGTCTTTTGTTCCTAAATCTCCGAATATCTTTTCTAAAATTCCTCCCCTTTGTGGATTAGTGACTTGTGTGTGCATTTCTTGTGTTCCGTCACTTCTCAGGATTTTAGTCTGCCGAAGGACTTCTGTGTTTCCGTTCTCATACATAGACTTTAATTGTGCAAGGTATCTCATAGACTGGTCCATCATAGAAGAAACATTCGGGTCAGGTAAACCACCTTCCATAATTTCAAACATCATGGTTCTCTGTAATCTGCCTAAAGAAAAGTCTACAATTCCTTGCATGGCTTGAATAATATCTCCCATATCTCTTGTGTCAAACTTATCAAAAATCTTATTGTAAGCACAAGCATATCCGGCTTTATACTCAGGGCATTTCTGAGCCGCATAACAGGTGTCGCAAGCCAATTTAGGGAATTTCTTTGAATACATCTTTTTAGGCTTTAACACTTGCTTCTGACCTTTAAGGAAGTGTCCTTTTTCATCACGAATAGGAATGATACCCTCTTCTCTAAAGATTTCATCATCTAAAGAGTCAATCTCAGGTGCTTCACTACCTTCAACATTCTCTGGCAGATACTTTGACAGCTTATTGAGAAGTTCCATCTCATTTACATCTTCCGTTTCATACTCGTCATCAGTAATATAAGTGTCACGCTCTTTAACTACCCTGTCAAAGTTAGTGCCTAAGAGTAAGAGTTTATCACTCTCACCTAAAAGGTTCTCTTTATAGAACTGAATGAGGTCTGCCACTCTTTCTTCATCACTCTGGACAATCCTGTTAATAAAAAGGTCATGGATTTCTTTTATAGTCTCAGGAGTGTAAACCCGGTTGATAAAATCTGCATAGTCAGGGTTATCCCAATTCATAAAGCAGGTCATATCAATAACACAGTTAAGACCCTGTACTCTGTCTTCTTTGGAGATATTAAAGAGGTCAGCATACTTATCCCACGTTGCGTCTTGCTCTTCTGGATTATCTAACCATTCAGGTGTTGGGTACTCAATGGAGTAAAGGTCTGCTTCTGTTCTTTTTTCTCCTTTAGGTCTTAGCCAATACATTCTTGCTCTGCACTGCTTCTGAATATATTCCTCCGCTTCAATGAAAGCATGGACATTGACCCTAATCATCTCTTCGTTATCTTCATCAAGTAATTTTTGTTCATCAAATCCTAAAGACACAAGTTTAGGGAGCATATTCCCTTTCCACTTGTCTTTCTTTAGTCTTGTCATTTTCTTCCCGGTCCAATAGTTGACTTCTCCGTATTGAAGACCTACAAGCCATGTAGTTGAGTCTACTGTATAAAACGGAAGAGAGGTTAAAAGAGAAGTCTTCGTCATAGCCATTCCATGTACTACAGTGTTATACTTCTCACATATTCTTAACCTGTCTCTGCATATCTTTTCTCCATCATTTGAGTCAAATTCCCATGGCATACCAATGTAGGGATAACGCTGTGCATATTGTTCCCATGTTCTTGAAGTCTCTCCCTCATGGTAAATAAAACACACTGGAATACCTGTTTCAAGCATAAAAGGCTCAAAATATTTCTCATTCCACTGTTGTACAATCTCAGGCTCTACATGACCTTCAATATCAAGGTTGGCAATGGCGAAGATAATGTCTTTATGTTTTTTAGCCCACCTTAAATATCTCTGTATCTGCTCTTCCCACTGTTCTACAGTGTAATCAGAATACTTTAAATCATTCCGGTAAGTGTAAGCACCAGAGTCAACAAAGAACTTGATACCAAGACCACTGAACTTGTCTACATTCATGTGTTTATTCTGCACATACTGATATGAGATAAGGAAATTCCTGATACCCATGCTGTACAGAATATCAAAGTTTCTTTCATCTTCAACACCAGAATACAGCATATGGAAGTCCTGCTCATGGTCTACAATATCCCATAAAGACTTAGGTTTCTCTTCTGCCACTTTCTCTGTAGACTTAAAACTCAACTTTTTCTTAGTGCTTTGGGTCTCTGTAGTTTCTTTCTTTTTCAGCTTTAATTTTGCCATTACAGATTACCCCTTTCTTCTCTCTTTAAACTCTTGATAAGTCTCTTCAAATCCGGGTCTTGTCATCTTAAAATATGTAATGGTACTGCAATCACTTTCAGCACCTCTACACTTTACACACTGGTGTGTAGCTTCTACCTCAACAAACAGTGCATGAGGTTCAAGCATTTCAACTAAAAACTCTCCAATCTCTGTTGTGAGTTTCTCCTGCAACTGTGGCTTCTTACTGAAATACTTCACAACTCTTGGAAGTTTAGAAAGACCAATGATAACATCATTCGGTACATATCCAATGGTAACTTTGCCGGAGAAAGGTAAAAAGTGGTGTTCACAGGTAGAGTTAAAGTCAATATCCCTTACAATAACCATATCACTCTGGTAGTCATTCGGGAAGGTAGTCATGGTCTCCTTTAACTCTTTCATGTGTGCATTATTCACATTAGCAAACAGTTCGTTAGTCCACATTTTGGCAATTCTTAGTGCGGTGTTCTTGTTACTTTCAGTCTTTTCAATTTCAAGAATTTTCATAATCTCTTCAAGGTGTTCCTTTATAGTCTCTACTTTGTTATTTATCATAATAATTTCCTCCTTACTTGTGATACATTCAATTATAAACACAAAAAAGCCCCTAGTCAATGACTAGAAGCCCTTCTGTTTGTTGAGAGGTCAGATTAACGACCACGAACACGGTTTACAATGTTTCTTGCGCCATTACGAACTGCGTTAGCGGCTCTGGTAATAATGTTACCTCTGCCCTGACGAGTAGAGTTACCACCTGCACGACCACCTCTACTGGAACCTGCATATGCTTTCATCATAGCTGTGTCCTCCTTTAAGTATATTTAGTTAAGGGGCAATAGCTTTAACAGGGGAATATACTAAACACCTGCTAGAGTATGCAATTTTTCTTAACCTGCATATAATATACCAAAACACATACTCAAAGTCAATGGGTTTCATTAAGATATTCACTAAATTCTTCCACCGCTAAACAGTCAGGACATCTACTACATGGTACTAATCCAAACAAATCCGGCTCATTACAAGAGAAGAAGTCGTTAGTTGTTACATGGTGTCTTTTAGCAATCTCCTTGAAATCCCACTTATCCATATCAATGAATGGAGTTTCAATACTTATTTCTGCGTCCGATAACACTTTCTCAAGGTTATTAAAGAACTCACCGGAACAGTCAATATACTCATGTCCTTCAACAGGTCTTATCACAGCTAAAAAGATTTTGTGGCTACCAATACTCTGTGCTAAAGAAGCCGCATAAGAAAGAAAGATAAGATTGCGGTACTCAAGGTATTGAGCGTCACCTGTTTCATCACTATGTTTTCTTCCATAAAGAGTGCTTCTAGTCCATGTAATCTTAGGGATTTTAACATTGTGGATTATCATTCCCAACTTTCTGCACACTTTCTTTGCACAATGGGTTTCCATTATTCGATTTCTGTTACCATATTCAAAGTGGAGAGAATGAAGTTCTGCGTCAGGATAATTGTCTCTTACCCAATGACACAGGCAGACACTATCAAAACCACCACTGTTGAGTACAACAATCTTTTCTTTCATAGCTGACACCTCTTAACGTCTAAACACATCAGGAATATCAGCCGGAAGTCCTTTTCTGGAAGGTTTTGCTCTACCACTCATGCTGTGATAAAGCGGTTGTCTCATGTTCTGCTGATTGTCTTCCTGCTGTTGCTGTTGTGTTTTGGAAGGTCTTTTTCCTGCAACTTTTGTAAGTCCATTCAGTCTTGCAGTCTCTTCTGCTAAAATCTCTTTAGCGCCGATTTTTGCTCCATCATAACGCTCTTTGTCAGCCTTAATCTCTTCGGCTCTTGCAAGTGTTCTTGCGTCATCTCTTCTTTGCCATCTCAGTTCTTCCGGGTCAACAGGTCTAACATTCATCATCATTATTCCTCCTTTATATCAAGGTCTTGTCCTGTTTCTATAACACCGCCTGTTTTTAAACAGTCAGGACATTCAAGTTTCTTTAATAGTGTAACACAAGGTCTGGCAGAAATCCATCTATGTCCACAGAAAACACAAATAACTTCCGAGACCTTGTGTGGCATATTTGCTTCAATAGGTACAATCTTATTCATTATTGAACCTCCAAAATCTTGTGAAGCTGTATTTGTACTCTAACATCTAAATGGTCTTCAATAATCCACTCAACAAGCTGTTTGCCAATGTAAGGTTTTCCATCAGGGTCAAACATTGGGCTGACAAGAATTTTTGCGGAAGTAGGATATTTTTTCATTACGTCCTTCATAAACTCATAATCAGCCCGGTCTTTGATAACATACTTAACCTCGTCATTGTTTTGGAGTTTAAGAAGATTATCATACACGTTTTTGTGTTTCACTCCACTGGAAGGACCTTTAATATCCATGACATATTTGTAGCTTCTCCGGTAACTTGGCTCTTCTAAAGGAATACACCCACTTGTTTCAATGGACACATTGTAACCTAAAGACTGTAACTCATACACAAGAGGGAGTGCTTCTTCATAGATTAAAGGCTCACCACCTGTCAAGCAGATATTCTTGCACCACTTATAGTTCTTAGTAACTGTCTGGACTATGTTACCTATAGAAATCCTCTTCTTATTCTCTTTCTTCTGTGGTTGGTCACAATATGAGCAACCTATAGGACACCCAAACAGTCTTATAAAGACACAAGGAAGACCGCTATCACTAGACTCTCCCTGTATGCTACAGAAAATTTCATCATAGTATAACATAGTCTTACCTCCTTTAAGTTGCAGGTTGAAGAACAGGTTGAAGAAGGTTATCCCTTAAACTGCCATAGCTTGGGATATATTCTGCATAACTGTCTTCTGTCTCCCACAGCTTCACACTCACAAGATAAATCTCCTTCGGAAGTTTCTGCATGATAGAGTATGCAATATCAACCACCATAAGTTCTGCTGTAGGGTTAGCATAAAATTCGTTTAAATCAGAGTGGTCAAGTTTATCAACCACGTTTTCTTTTACAATCTTCTTGAGGTCTTTGAAGTCAATAATCATTCCCCGTTTCGGTCCATCTTTAATGACTTGACCTCCTACAGTCACATCAAGTTTGTAGGAGTGTCCATGGACATTATGACAAGCACCTTCATAGTAAGGAAGATGATGACACGCTTCAAAACCGAAGTGTTTTGTAACTGTCAGCATGACTTACACCTCCTTGGCAAATACCCAATCTTCTGCAAGCATATCAGCTTGAGAAGCAAGCCAACCCATCTGAACACCAGAAGTTCCTACAAATGCGATTGCTTTATTGCCAATGTCATTGTGTTCTACATTCACAATATCACTTGCCGGATTTTTGTAACTGATACAAGAAGCAAGTTCAATATACTGGTTCTTTCCATTCCAACCCTTTCTTGCAACTTTAAATCCTCTCTTGAGGTATTTAATAGCTTCTCCAAAGTTAAAGGTTGCTTCACCACCAAGCAGAGGACAATTCTCTTCATCTGCAATAACCCAATCGTCACTGCACACATTAGACAGTGTGTACTCTACCCTCTGCGTCTCACGAATGTCTAAAGGAGACTTCTGCCCCTTGTCAACATCTTCCTGCTTACAGTACATCATAATGGTGTTTTTCTCATTATCCCAACACCAATATCCACCCCAAGATGGAAGTTTCACTTTCTTTCCTGCTTTCATTTCTTTTAATGCTTCAATAAATTTCATGGTATGTACCTCCTTAATCAATAATAATTCTTGCAATCATAACAGTCTTATCACCATCAATGTCAGCAGTGTCATAACCGGGTCTACAGCTTAACACTTTGCCCTTTGTAGCAAAAATAGAACTTGCAGTAGCCATAGCTTTAAACATCTGATTAACACTGGAAGCCCCGATTGCTCGGAGTTCAATGTTATGATGACCTGACTCATAAGTTTTTACAATACTTCCGGCAGTCTCTTTTGTTGGAGAAGAGCCAGAAATCTTTAAGACTTTTAATTCTTCATGTGCCACCATTATTACCTCCTTTTCTACAATTTTACTGCATACTGGTTATCAGAAGCTAAAGTAATTCCTAACACTTCATCAAACCTGTTTGGTCTGTCAGGTATATATCTTCCAAACTTTATGATGATATTACCCAACTCTTTAAACTTCTTCAAGGTGTCTGGACAAATCTCTTCTTGATAATACCCGGTGTAAATAACAATGTCATTATATACACCTTTCTTTCTGAGATACTTACATAACTGATATACTTCATCAGCCTGTAAGAATGGTTCAAGTCCTCCAATCACTATAGCGTCATTTAAAAGTGACTTGCTATAGGTCTTCAACACCTCTTCAAACGGAAGTTTAAAATCTTTCTGGTTATTGATACCAGAATTTTGACAAATACTGCAAGGAAGATTAACTTCCTTACAGCACTTGAAATCACATTTAGAAACACCAATGAACAGTGAACATTTCTTATAATCCTGAAACACTTCTGGCTGAACGTCTTTCACTTTAATATCATGGTACTTCTTATCACTGAGTTTTCCAATATTAGAATAAACTGTCGTTGAGGTCATAGAAGTATCTCCTTGCTGACTCTTTCTTCCTTGCTTCTGAGTAAGAACTTCTAGGAGTCAAAAATCCCACAATTCTTAAAAACTCGTCTACTTTAGGTCCACCACATACAGGACAGGTATCTCCAAAGAAACCATGACCTTCTGCACATGAACTGATGACTTTGTTAAAGGCAAAGTAGATAACTCCCTGTGCAACAATTTTATTCAAGATAGACCATGCTTGCTGTTTATCTGCAAAGTCACCACTCACATTAACGTGCATAATCTGGCCACCGCCACACTTCTTATCAAGCATAGAACCTAAACGGACTTTCTCACTGATAGAACACTTTTCATCAAGTGGAATCCACTGATTACCATACAGGAAGTTACTTGTAACTTTGTCTCCATAGAGTGTCCTGTCTTTGCTTAAAAGAACTACTGCACATCTTTCTGCCGGAACTGCTTCAATGTTGATAGAGTAGTCAAACCCATAAGAGTCTTTCTTCTCGTTGATAAAGTCAAGAATTTTGCAAGAGAAGTCATCACCATACTGATTGTAAGTGATGTTACCAAACTCGTCTACATCTGTGCCACCCATACTTCTGACAGCTTCAAACATACCATTGATACCAATAGTGTTGTACTGGTTCTTTAACTCAATCAGTTTGTAACTGTAGTTCGGAAGGAAACCTTTCTCAATATTCCTCTTAATAATATGCCGGATTCTGTCAAGAGCCTTAACACAGGTATCTACTCTCTCGTCTAAAATCTCAAAGTATTTCTCTTCATCTCCTTCTGCTTCAAGTGCAATCCGGGCAAGGTTGATAGTGTTTACTTTAACAGAACCAATCTTTAACTGTGTTCCTCCGATTGAATTGATAAATCCAGTCAGTTTAGAAAAGTCATTCACCAATCTACAGCAGGAACTTAAAGAAGTTACCTTGTCATCACTAAAGAAGTTACTATCAGCCCAAAGCATATTGTGTTTACTACATCTCCGGGCGTACTCTTCATCTTCAAAGACACTGTAATCCCAATCACCTACTCTGCTCATGTCAATGTTTTTCTTCTTTAACAGTGAGAAAGTAAGTACCGGGAATGTGAACATGGTCTTCTCTCTGGTTCTGGACACTTCCTCAAGAAATGCAATCTGATAGTCCAGAATGTCATCAATGTAGTCAATGACACAAGTTCCATCAGGGAACACTTTGTCTCCAAACATCTCAATGAGATAATGTCTGTCCATGATAGTGAAGTTGGTAAATGCACTCTGATTTACCCGGAGATAAGGTTGGTTAAGACCATAGATAATCTCTTGGAAACCTTGGTCTCTGTAATACTCAGGATTTAAAAGAAAATACCCGTTCTCTACATCATGTTTCCAGAAGTAGAAAGAGTAAATCAGGAAGTCAGGAAGACCACAAGCACCACTTGTTCTGTTAGAAGTCCACGACACAAACTCAAGCACATCTCTAACATATGTCATCAGGTGTTTCGGGGCTTCTGAATTAAATCCGTTTGCTCTTACAAAGTAAAGACCCTTATTCACAAGGTCTTCCAATGTATATGCGAAGCAGTAGGGTTTAAAAGAAGCGGAGTATGCGTCATGCAGATATGAAGCACCATTCCACTCTTCTTCTAACCACATATCAGCTTTTTCTTTGCCATACTTCTTATAGATTTCATAGTAAATCTTATGAAGTGATAACAGCTTTTTATGTGGCTTGCTCATTTCAATATCCATTGAGCATATGTCTTTCACAGAAGCATTTGCATTACCGTCAATCGTAACGTCTGCAAGTGTGTCTTCCTGTGCAAAACTGTCAATGAATGTGTTAAAGTTCAGATTGTCTTCTGATAAACCATTCAACTGACTAAACTGAGCCGGATATTTAGAATAGAGTTCTTTTAACTTATCCACAAAAGGTGTGAACAGTCTCATGTTAATCTGAAATAATGATGTGTCTTCCTGTCTCATTGTTCTTCCTCCACTTTGTATGAAATTTCCTTGAGTTTAGTGATTGCAGTTGAGAAGTTCATCAGTTCTCCATCAACTGAAAGATAAGGGGCAGACATGATACCCAACTTTTTCATCTCTTCAATATCTTCACAGGTTTCATAAGGAATACCATGTTCTTTCAGCTTATTCTCTAAAATCCCACATTTAGGACAGTGAGTGCTGTATAAAATGATTTTCATAACTCTACCTTCTTTCTTGAGAATAATACTTTAGATACTAAGTCTTTCGTCAAAACATATCCAAAGTTCCGGCTGTCATAACTGTCAGAGGAATTATCACCTAAAAAGTATATGGATTGAAGTTTTCCCTTTTTGTCATAGTACAAGTCTGCGACCCTTTTTATTAAGAGTCTTCCTTTCTCATAAGGGTGTTTAAACACTATTACATCTCCCACTTTTATTTTACGTTTCCTGAAAAGTCTGGTGGAGAAAATAATCTCGTCATCAATATAAGTCGGAAACATACTTGAACCACACACATTAACAAGGGGAAATAAATAGTAAATCACACCACATACAATGAGAATAAAAAATAGCCACTTTAAAATCATCATTTCTTGAATGACCTCCTTCCTACTACTTTATCTTTCGGAACAAGGTTTAAGAAATCCTCCAAACTTAAAGTGACATAATCATTTGATGTATTGTGTTCATGGAATATGACAATAGGTACTCGTCCTTCCGGGCAGTCACTTTCAGCTTGTTTAATCCATTTTGGTAATGACCACTTTTGTTGACATTTACATTCAATATGTAATAACAGCATTTGTTTTGTATCTACAATGGTAATATCACCTCTGTAGTCATCTGCCTTTTCGGATTTCTTAGCAAAGCCACCTGATTGTGGAGTTCGTTTCAATTCAACTTTGTATCTGTCCTGAAACTTCTTTGCTATGTTACGCTCATACTGACCGCCTTTTCTCTTGGAATTTCTTCCTTGCTTTGAAAGAACTTCGTGTTTTGCTTGTTGACCTTTCTCTGTCTTCTTTAATTTCATCTTTTAATTCTCCTTTACTGCAATGATATATTCTACAAAATGCTGTACCCTTAATATACTCCAAATACAATCTTTAGTCAACAAAGAAATAGGGCAGACGTTTAAATCTGCCCTACTGGAAATATTTTGCATATAAAATTGTCTTAGTCTTTCACTAAAAGTCCGGAAGTAATAAGGTCGAACAAAGTATCATTTACCATGTCAACTTCACTTCCTCCAATATGGTAAGTACCTTCTACAGAGTAGTCAACCCATATACTTCTGTCATCGGGTCTAATACCCAACTCAATACATGGAATATCATATTCATCAGAGATATATGCCACTTTCTCAGGCTCTTCTTCGTCCATGGCATATTTCAGCCACCAACCATTTGTAGCATGGTATTCACCAGTACATCTTTCAGTCTCAGCCCATTCTTTACTAGGCTTAAACCCATACTTTCTGAGTTCTTCAAAGTCAACATTTTCTTTTAATCTAAGCATAGTTATTCCTCCTGTAAATAAACATCTCTGTATTCAAAAGAGCCATTAGTATTATCTACTCTGTCATACATTACCATGTGCATTGCTTCTCTAGTTTCATCACTTATGATAAGGTCCATCTTACCACATGGTAATTCTAAATCTACCACTTCTTCTATGGTATCTGGATAATCTGGACTCCATACTCTGTTTAAAGCTACAACAATGTTATAGGCTCTGTCTTCTACAGTGCCACCTTTATTTTCTGCCATCAGCATTAGAGCGTTACTTTCTTCTGCGCTCCAATCCATAGAGTGTTTGTCTTGAAAAGAGGTGTACTCCTTTTCTTTTGAAGTACACCCACTTAACAGAAGACACATAACACATAAGATTATAAGTCTTCTCATTTTACACCTCACTTAATCATAGCTGTATCAATGATAATATAATTTGCCCGGTGAATATAAAGTGCTTTACCATCAATACTCAACTTTGTCATTTTAGGAAGGTCATCAGGAATTTCATAATAAACATCTTCCCCTCCGTACACTGCAATAGGAACACCAAGCTGAGAAGAGATAACTACTACTTTAGGAGTACCAATCAAATTCTTAATATTATTGATATTTCTATCCAGAAGGTTAAATGTACCGCCGGAAGTTTCAATGTCTGTAGGAAGTTCAAAGTCAGTAATCTTCTCAAGACCTCTTTCTGCATAGATAACTGTGTTACCTGTCTGGTTCATATTATTCCCATCAATGGTGTTTGAAGTAACAGAAGACATTTCATATGTAGTAGACCAGTTACCACTAGAGTCAACACTCTGTACTTCTACAATATTAGCGTCTACCTGCACTTTATCGCCGGAAATGTTTAAGATATTAGTACCAAAATTATCATAGATACTAATATCAAATGAGTTACCAATTAACTCACCTTTCATGTCTGCAATCTTGCTATCTAACCAAGCACAGCCGGAAAGACTTGTGACAGCTAACACAAATACTAACACTAAAGCTACCAGTTTCTTCTTACTATTCATTCTCTAATCCTCCATTTGCGATTTTGTCTTGAATATCAATTTGAAGATTGTTTAACCTGTGATACATTGCAATGGTGTCTTCACTTAAATCTTCATTTCTCTCCATGTATGAAAGCACATGGTCTAAATACCATCTTGCTTTGTTCACATCTTCAACACCATTTTTGTTTTTGTACCTCCACAGATATTTAAAGGCGTTGCATAAGCAAAACTGGCTGACTGCTTGTTTACCGAAAGCAACTTCCATACACTGAATACACTCTAAAGAAGTGCTACCTTCATAGTGTTTCGGGTGATTAACATTGTCTACCTTACTCAATTTCATACACCTCTTTCATAGTCTTATACAGCTTTTTCAGGAACTTCTTGTTAAACTTAGTGTCCAGAATTTTCTTAGTGTCACAGTACACAACAAGATGATATTCACCATTCTGTAAGTCTCCAAAATGAAGTACACCACCTTCATTGTGTTCTGACTTTGTGAGGTCACATCTTAAATCTTCAAGCCCGTATGTACTTACACTGATAAAGACCTGCACAAGTTCTTTGGTCTTTTTACTGTTTAATCTGAACACATAGTCTTTCTTACCCTTCACTGTAAACAGATTGATTCTAGGGCTGATTTTCTCAGCCACTAGCTTCATTCTGTTGTCTAACTTAAACGTGAATTTCTCCATTACTTAATTCTACCTCCTGAGAGTTCTTTCAACTCTTCATACCACGGACACATAATTTCTTTCATCTGAGGATGTGCCGGACCAGTAACATCTTTTGCCCTGAGGTCAACAATGTGTTGCCATTCTTTCTCATTGGCAGTCATAATGATTTCCGTCTTTAAAGAGTTCGGCAGGACACTTCTTGCTTCTTGTGGTGTAGCACCATAATTTAAAAGTTCAAAGTATTTTCTCTCAGCTACTTCACAAGAGTATTTCCATGCTTCATACACAAGGCTGTTTGAATTTGTTCCCATTCCTATATCAAAGAAAAATGGGAGTATCACTGTAATTTCTTCACCGAACTTATTCTGTGAGTAGTTACAATAGCGTGTACTCTCCTGTGCAAAGGAACAAGGTCTGTGTCTTACCAATTCATGTGAAACACCTCTATCACATACAAACAGGACAGTATGTGTGGTGTGTTTCATAACCTCAGAATCAATAACCTTGTTAGAACACTCATATGAAACAAGGTCATTAACAAGTTCTGAAATGAAGTCCTCTTCATTCTCAAGATAACAATGTCTTGTAACTCTGTAGGAACCTTTCTTAACCGGGAATATCTTGTCATAATAGTTCTCCACACATGACATTATCTCGTCAATAATAGACGGAAGAATATCAGCCACAGAACGAATTTCATTAGGTATTAACTCATGGAGTTCCAAAAACACTCTAAGTGGAGCAGAAATGTAAATGTTATCACCATAAGTAATCTCTACATACTTTAAAAGGTCTTTCATACTTCCAAAGGTAAATCCTCTTGAGAACATATCCCAGTGACTATTAAAATCACTTTCAGGCACATCACATACCATATGTATCCAATGATGTTCAATCATTGCAAGGTGTTTTCTCTTTACAAGACCCTGAACAAATTTCACAGCACTGTCCTCTGTGATTTTGTCTTCTGACTTGTAGCAGGTTCTACCAATCTTTTCAATAAACTGGTATGGAGTAAGACCTTGCTTACTCATGTGTTCGTGATACGGTTTAATTACTTTCATCACTCATTCTCCTTTACTGTAATTTGTTTTTTATCACAGTCGTTATACACGACAATGACTTCTAATTCTCCGGGCTTCCATTGTAGTTCATCTAAAATGTGTTTCGGAACAGTTATTCGACCCTTGTTGTCCATTCTAACAGGAATTGCGTATTTTATCAAATCATTATCCTCCCTAGTTCATAATGATTAAATTCTCTTTTGCTCTTGTGATACCAACATACATGACTTTTCTTTCCTCTTCATCTCTCATGTAGTTAGGACACTGTACAGGAAAATTCCCGTAAAGAAGAACATTCTTCACTTCAAGACCTTTAGAAACATGGACAGTAAGGATTTTAACTCTGTTAGAATCCATGTGTCTCTTTAAGTCTGCAAGACTCATACCATCACGCTTAAATGTGGTAAATGGTAACTCAAGGTCTTCACACATATCCTGTAACTTGAATATGTCTTTATTGGTTCTTACCAGAATGAAGTAATCTTTATAATTACCTTCATCTTTGATTGCTTTTAAGACAACAGGAAGTGTCCTCTTAGATAAAATCTGTACTGACCCCTCTTCTTCGGAAATTGGAATAATGGTCTTGTCAATCTTATTGTACACCTGATTGATGATAGTATCGGCAATCTCTAAAACTGCCTTACTATTACGATAGTTATTAGTGAGATAGAACACATGGAAAATACCATCTTCAATCAGCTTCATAAAGATACGAACATTTCCTCCTTTAAAGCTGTATATGGAATTATGAGTCAAAATCCCGTCTGCAACATAAGTTTCTGTAGTATCTACTTTAAGTCCATACACTTCAATCTCATTATCAATAACAACCTTATTTGTTATCTGCTCATAGGTGTTATAATATTTACCAGTATCATTGTCTAACACTGGAACTGCAACATCCATAACAAAAGGAATAAGATTACAAGCGTGAACTTCCGTTATGTGTATTTTAGAAAAATGTTTATTGGTGTCCTTCACAAAGATTGGATAGTTAATATCCCTACCATACATATTAAGACAATCTGCAACTTTATCAGTTATATCACCTAAATGGTGATACAAGCTATTTGCTTCTTCCTCTGTAAATCTGGTATTATTAAACGTCCAAGTCATCTGTGGTATTCCAAACTTATAAGAACAAATCTGTTCGCATAACCACGCTTCTCTAGGAGTATCAAACACATCTAAAATCCATGCTTCTGTTCCTCCCTCAGTGTTCATTCGCCCTCTAACACCAAAATTTCTTTCATTTTCAGTGAATAATTTCGTACTACCTACCCGGAACTGATTTTTAGCGTTCTTCATAATATAAACAACACTCTTATTTTCATTACCTTCATAGTGTATTCTGGCAAAACACCTATGATTTTTTGTATAACTACTCTCTTTACCAGTTTCAGTTTTTATAGTTATGAGACTATCTGCTTTATGAACAGAAATATCCTTAACAGCACACCCGTGTGACTTTGTAGTTTTTCGTCTGTAATATCCATTTTTAGTATCGTAAGATAACACTATGTCTCCAACACAAACATCTTCAATATTTTTTAAAGTACCATCAGACATTGTAACTTTAGTTCCTCTTGGCTGACACTGCCAGTCATCACCTACTAAGAAATAGTTTTCAGCTTGTAAAGACTCAATGAAATTAAACTCAAGTGTTCCTACGTCCTGAAACTCGTCTACTAAAACGTGTTCTATCTGAGCATTTATCTGCCGGAAATATGCTTCTGCCTTTCTCAACAGTTCATCAAAGGTAATAACCCCATGCTTCTTACACAATGTATCAATACTCTCAGGGAATTGTGTAGTACCTACTGTCTCAATCTCACACTCAATGTCTTCCTGATTTCTTTCAATGAGTCTTAACTCACCTGATTCACTTGGAAGTAAGAAATCATTCAGTTCTTTCTCTGAAATCTTACCCATCATCTCTTGTGTCTTTAAATCCTTGTACTCAAGGTATTTGTTAAAGGTAAGTGACTTACAATATCTCTCAATCAATTCCCTGTGAAAGTCATTGTCTATGCTGTCATCATAAATTCTGTATTTCTCGCCGGAAAGTTTCATCACTCTGTTTGCAAAGGAGTGTATAGTTCCAATGAAAGCGTCACCAACACCTTCTACATCAGAAAGACGTTCTTTCATTTCTTCTGCCGCCATGTTTGTAAAAGTGATTGCTACAATGTTACATGGTGGAACTCCTTCTTCTAAAAGGAATTTAATTCTTTCAGTAAGCACTCTGGTCTTACCTGAACCTGCACCTGCAACTACTAAGATGTTATTGTCTCTTGCATGAACAGCTAAATCCTGCTGTGCGTCAAGTGTGATAGGTGCTTCTTTCTCTTTTCTCTGAAATCCTCTTTTAAACAAGGATTTTCTTTCTGCCATTTTAGGTTCTCCTTTCTTCTATTCAAAAAATATTACTTTATGACTTTATTATAATACAAAGGGCAGAACTTGTAAATTCTGCCCCTAATACTATGACCTCTGTACATTATAATTTCTACTCTCTTCGTGAAAATCACCTGTTCTTCTGCTTACTTCCCGGCTTATCATAAATATGATGTCCTCAATACTTTCAATGTTCATCTCAAGCAGATAACATGCTCTCTGTTTGTCCATCATATTTTCATAATAAGGGAAAATATCCGGGTCAGAATTTATCTCTTTCTCTTTTGCTTTCTCTGACATTTTACTTTCAGACAGCTTTCTATACAAATCCTGACTTTTCTGTGCATACTCAATCTGTGCTTCATCATAATAGACTTTCGCCCACCCTAAAAGAGTACGCATATAGGCTTTTTGCTGAGTAAAAGCATTTAATAACTCTCCCAACTCTTTAGCAGGAACATCAGTAATATGTGCCGGAAGAGTAAGATAATCAGAGTCAATGTTTAAAGAACCAGAAGGGTCAAAGAAGTCTACTCCCTTCTCTTCAAGTTCTTCTTGAATAGAGTCCACATAACTCTTTCTCTCTTTGATTTTCTGCAAAGGGTTTACTTTCTCCGGCTTATTCACTTTCTTTAACATAGGTTACCTCCAACATTCGATTTTGAAATCACACCATCTGCAAGTCTGGCAAGACTTGTTAGTACCCTCTCTTGGAGGAACTTTATCTTCCTCACAATATTCATTCAGTGTTTCATACTCATTTAAAACACCCGTAAGAATGTGTTCTGTAACTGTGTTTCTCTCTACAAGATATTCCTTTAACTCCTGATTATTCTTGTTCTCATAAAGAAAGATGACCTTGGTTATAGGTTTCTCTGTTCTAAAAAGAATATCGTCACAAATTAAATTCAGGTCAACCTCATGCTGTATCTTCTGCTCTCTAGTGAACTTTCTGCCACCTTTCATGTGCTGATACTTTGACCTGTAATAATCTGCACGTTCCTCTTCTGAGTCATAAAACTCTTCCAGAGTCTTGTACTTCTTCCGCAAGTAAAGTCTTCTCTCTTCTGCACAAAACAGATAAATAAGACCCTGTTTCTTGTGTTCTTCTTTAGCGTCCTTCAACTGATTGAACTGATTGTCATTGATACTCTTAATCTCAAGAATTGCCACTTCATCACTAAGGTCAAGGAAACCATCAGTGTGACCTTGAATATTGTACTCTTCATTTAAAAGCGGAACTTCATCACATATCAAAAGGTGCATATCCAAAAGATAAGATTGAAGTCTCTCATGTGTATATGTTCCATTGTCAAAGATACGCTGTGTTCTTGCTCCAATACTTCCATCAGAGTCATACTGCTTTCTCATGTAGTAGTTATGTCTCATACACTGACCTGCTTGTGATGGTGCATTAACATCTACTGCCCGGTCATTGTCTGCATTTGCCTGTTGCTCTAAGTAAAAGTCGAGGGGTTTAATAATGTACCCCTCTCTTTTCATTGACTGAAATAAACTGTTAAGACTCAATACTCTGTTCCTCCAATTTCTTAAAATCACTGAAACTAAATGCCATAAGAATGTGGTTCTTCTTATTCATTTTAATGGGCGTAAGACTAAAAAGCAAAGGAAGACCTTCATCTGAATACCCTTTAAAACGATATGACTTACAACCTCCATGAACATGAGGAACTACTTCATAAGTGTTCACCTGTTTCTCAAAGTCATGTGGATTGCATATCACATACCTCTCTGAGTCTTTGAGGTCTACAAAGAGAAGAGGTATTCTCATTCCATCTTTATCTGCTTCAAGTGCTATCTTCTCCCACACTTTTGTGGTAATTGGATAGTAGTCCTTCTCTGTAGTCTTACACTCAATCAGGTACTTGTCATTTCTAACATCACCTTTTGAAGACCACATAGCACCACTGGCTACTACAGTTCTTGCACCCATGTCTTTTGCTACACTTTTCTCTTGAAGCTGTGAACGTCTTTTCACTGTTTTCATATAACTCTATTCCTCCCTGTTCCACCTTTAAACAAACTGTTATCTGACTTTCTGCCACTTTGTTTCCAATAACAACAATAAGCGTTGTTATTATCTTCAACCACAAGGTCAAACTGAGTTACATTACTGTTCTGACACACCTCTTCTTTATCGGACATGGTTTTATAGTAATACTCACAGTTAAAGCAAGACCTCATAAACTTAACTGCTTTCTTTACTTTCTCTCTGCTTTCACCATAACCTTTTGAGAATTTCATCAGATACCCACTTTCTTATTAGCAATCTCTAAAATCTGAGTCTTGAGGTCTTCAATGATGTTAGGATTGTCCATCAGGTAATCAATAAGTTTCTCTTGCCCCTGAAACTTGTTGTCAGGCTCATTGCTGAGATAAAAATAACTTCCGGCACGTTCAATAAGACCAAAGGATTTTGCTTCAAGGATAATAGACATATACACATCACAATATCCTTTAGGTACTCCTGCTTCATTCTCTTCTGAGTACATATCAAACTCACCAGTTTTTCCGGCAGGAAAAGTCTTGTTCTTCTCAACTTTAAATTTCACTGTCTGACCTACAGGAAGTTTGTTCTCTCCCTTTCCTTCTACAATGGTGTCACCCTTACGGAACTTAATACAAATAGACTGTGCAAAGTCTTTTGCTTTTCCTCCGGGAGCAAACTCACCACCATAAAGAGAAATCTTATCTTTCAACTGATTGATACCAATAAGAGTGAATGGCATTTCTCCCTGTCTTCTGAGTTTGTTATTCTTAGCCTGAAACTTTCTAAAGAACTCTGCAAGAAGTTTAGGCTTAATACCCATCTGAACAGTGTCTTCCATATCACTGTTGTACTCTTTTGTGGGAACAAGTGCTTCAATAGAGTCAATGACTCCTAACTTAACATCAGGATTGTCCATCATGTCTAAAATCATCTGTGTGGTCTCTTCAAGTCCGGCACTCTGATTGTACATAAAAAGGTCTTCATTGATATTAAGCTGAGAAAGATACAGACCTCCATCATCTGTAGTAGTTCCCTCTGCGTCACACAAAAGAACAGTCTTCCCAAATTTCTCCTGAAACTCTCTAATACAATGAAGTGTAACTGTTGTCTTATATGAAGAAAAAGCACCCTGTATCTCAGTGTATCTTCCTACTGGAATACCACCGCCTAAAGCAATGTCTAAAGAAGGAACAGAAGTGCCAAATCTCTGAATGGTGTACCAATCATCTTCATCACTCTTCTTTTTAGGAAATCCCTTTGATAAAGCATTAGCTCCATACTTCTTATTCACTTCTTCAACAACCTGTGCTAAACGTCTTTCTTTGGCTGTATCTGCCTTTTGTGTGCTTGCTTTCTTCTGCTGTTGTACTGTCTTAACTGCTGTTTTCTTTTTAATCGGCATTTTCTTCTTCCTCCAACATATCTCTGATTTCTAAGTCACCTTCACGTTCAAGCTGATTGACTAATGCTCTTGTGATAAAGCTAGTCTGATTATCACCTTTTCTTGCAACATGAAGTCCAATTCTATCTAACAGTGTTTTGTTAGTCACTATCGTAGTCCTGTCTTTGACAGGAGTAGGATTTGCTCTACCCATGTTGTTCTCTCCTTTCTGCATAAATTCATACTTTTCAAATAGTATGACTTTATTATAATATAGAACCACAACTTTGTCAAAAATAAAAGGACAGTCATATTTCAGACTGTCCTAATATCATGTGTGTTATTTTGTAGTAGAACCAAATCCACCATTTCTCTCTTCTGTGACTTCATCTTCAACTGCTAAAAGATACTCGGAGAAGATACCCTGCATATAGGCTTCACCCTTATGTAATGTCATAGGCTTACTTCCCTCATTTGTCAATTTGACTTGAATGTGACCCTCATTGTCTGAGTAGTAATAATCACTGTCAATAACTCCTACAGTGTTTTCAAGTCTTACTCTGTACTTAAAGCCAAGACCACTTCTCGGATAAAGTTTCAACACAATGTTGTCTTTCATCTTACATCTAAATCCTGTCGGGAACTTAATTGTTTCTCCCGGATTTAATGTGAAATCAAACGGAGCAAAGAAATCATATCCGGCAGAACCTTTTGTAGCACGTTTCGGGAAAATGAGGTCATCATACTCTTTCGTATGGTCCGGTTCTGTAAACACATTGTCTGGACTCCACTCTTTAGCAGAACAATACTGACCCCATGTTACTTTTTCAAATTCTGCAACTGTTCTAGGACTAATATTGTGGGAGTTTTCAATGACTTCCTGAACAGTTAAATTATCTCCCTTCTGGACTTCATAACCTTTCTTTAACACTGCGTCATCACTTTCAGTGTCAAGCCATGCAACTAACTCGCCTGTTTTTGAATTAAAAATCTGATACTGCATACTACTTGTTCTCCTTCTCTAAAAATCTCTCAATAAGTGGTAACTCTTTCTTACTGACCCACTTTATCCATGAGCCACAATCACCACAATAGAGTCCAGTGTGGGTACTGGACTTCTTTGTAAACAAGTCTTTGCTCCCACACTTAGGACAACTGTAAGTCTTCATAGAAATACCTCCTAGTCACCAAGAAAGTCTTTCGCTTTTCTCTTCAAGTCCTCAAGGTACTTCTCAGTATCATCAATCTCCTTATTCAGCTTCTTAGCTTTCACACGCTTTTTGCTTTCAGCTTTCTCCTGCTTCTCTCTTCTCTTTGCTTTCTCCGCAAGGATTTTCTTCTGCTCTTTGTCGGACTTCTGTTTCAGTTCATGCTCAAATTTAGCCTTTTCAGTGCTACCATAGAGTTTCTTGATAACAGCCTGTGCAAAAGCACTATACGGGTCATCAGGTGTTCCCTCTGCTCTCTTAACAGAAGTCTTTGTATCGTCTTTCCAAATGATGTGTGTGTAGTCTCCACTGTGGATAACTTTCTTGATTTCTGGTAACTGCTTCATAATATTTTCCTCCTTAAAAATAATTGCTAACTCTTGAATAGGTTCTGTTTCAATAACCCGTAAATTAAAATCTAACTTATAGTACCTAGAGTATAAACATTCTGTAAGTCCACCTATATATTTATAAATATAGTCCTTAAATTTAAGCACTTCGGATTTTGACACTTTACATATAAAATTTATTCTCACAGTCCGTTCACCACAAATATCATAAGTTATATCTCCATCAATGCTACAGAACTGATAGGATTTAACCATGTTTTCATCTGCTATATCCTGAATATGATTTACAATTTGTTCTCTAAACTTATCAATCTGATAATCAAAATCATATGGAATTTCAAAGCGTTCGTTGACTCCTACTCCTGCACAACACCAAGGTTCGGGTTGTATAAAGTAATCGTAATCACCCATTACTGGTATGTCTAATCTTGCCATAACACATTCCTCCTTTATTTAGCGTCTTGGTATGTGTCAAGCAACTCTGTCCAAACAATGTGTTCTGGAACTAACTCACTAAAGGAAATACCAAGTCGGTGAATTTTTGCGTGACAGTTAGGACAGATAACACCATGATTGGCAGGGTCATTGTTATTGTGGTCTCCATCAATGTGGTGTAAATCTAACACTTCATCATAACCACAACACTCACACTTACCATATAATGATACTATAAAATTCTTTAGTGTCTTTGGAAGTTTTTCTCTTCGTCCAACACCATAAGTCTTCTTATAAAGCTGTAAGTCAAACTCACTGCTCTTTACAACTTTGTTACCATACTTAGCTTTTAACTCCCATTGTTCTTCTATGCTTCGTGTCTTAATGCCAAATTTCTTACACCATTTACCTAAAGTACTAGGACTGCAATTCAACATCTTAGCAAGGTCCTCTAAACTGTACTCTGCATACATCTTCTCAAGCCACTCTTTATTTGCATAAGGCTTATCAACAACTAACTGCTTTCTGCCTTTATAAGAATAAGATTTAATTGTTTCAATACCATGTCGTAACTTCCAATCACTTGCAGTGGTCAGATTTATTCCATAATGTCTTGCAACTAAATCTAAAGACTTCAATTCAGAATATACTCTCTGAAAATCTTCTTTATCTCTCCACTTACAGACTTTCTTCAACTTCTTTTTAGGTGGCTTCTTGTGTGCCTGTATGTATTTAGCATTTTTAATCTCTATACCAAATTCTTGAAGTTTATTCGACACTGTTTGTCTACTAACCCCCAAGTCACAGGCTATCTCAAGCAGGGTCATACCTCTGGTGCAATACATTTCTACAAGATAGTCTTTATCAATATCTAACTTTCTCATGCTACCACTCCTTTCTGTGATAGCATGATTATATAATAGTATTTTGCATTTGTCAACACTTTGCATAAAATAGTAAGGACAAATCATTTCGCATCCTGATAACTATTTCCAACATCATAATCTGCTCTTAAATACGGAACTTGTCTGTTTTCACTGTCTCCGAATGGGTGTTCCATAATGTGTTTGATGATTGAGATTGCTTCTTCACAATACTGTTCAGGACACTCAAACACCAATTCATCATGTACCTGAATTAACATATTACAGCCCATTTCTTTTAATCTGTCAACTGCGTCTACTCTTATCTGAGCATTGATTGTTATATCTCCGGCTGTTCCCTGAATGGCACTATTTACTGCAAGTCTTTCACAGTAAGAAGACACCTTTCTGTCATGTGAATTTATATCAGGAAGTCTTCTCTTACGTCCTAATATGGTGTACACACAATGATTTCTGTGTGCATACTTTTTCTGACCGGAAATAAACTTAGCAACTCCACTGTATGACTCAAAATACTTGTCAATGAAATGCTGTGCTACTTCAACACCATTTTTACAGTGATACATCTCAAGGTACTCTTTCGCACCTAAATCAAGTGGTGAATAATGGTCTGTCTTCAAATTCTCATATAACAGTGACGCCCCACCACCATACATAAGAAGGAAGTTGATTGTCTTCGCCGCTTGTCTCAAGTGTGGATATTTCTTTTTTGCTTCTACTGGTGTACAGTCAAGGTTAAACATATTCACCGCTGTACTTCCATGAGCGTCATCATCATTCGCAAACATCTCCGACAAATTCTTATCGTGACTGAAATAAGTCAGACATACCATTTCAAGGTTATGGTAGTCAAGGGCAATGATTTTCTTTCTCTTACCAGTTTCAGGGTCGATACTACCAATGAACACACTTCTTATCTGGTATTTATCGTCCTCATTCGCTTTTGGTAACTGCTGTAAGTTTGGATTACTGCAAGAAAGTCTTCCTGAATCAGTACCTATTTGGTTAAATGAAGGGTGTGCTTTTCCGTCTTCATACAGCTTTTCAAGAATACCATCAACAAAGGCTGTTTTCAGTTTTGACAGTTTGGAATACTCCAACATCAACTTACACATTTCAACACCCTGTTGCTTTCTCTTGTTAGTCTTGAAATTCATCTGAGAAATTCTCCAAATAGTATCACTGTCTGTACTAGGATTTCCTGTTGCAGTCTGTGAGGTACATCTAAATCCGAAGGACTTACTCAAAATAGCTGTGTTCTTATTGGAAGACTTAAACACATTGCCTTTTTCATCAAAGTAGAACCCTTTCTTGTTTAACTGCTCTTGCACTTCATTAAGGTCTAACTCACCTGACTTATACTTCTCAACAATCTTCTGAACTTGTGCCGGAATTTTATCTTTCTTAACTGGTGTATCAGGTTTCTCCCATCCAAACAAAATCTCTGCTTTCTGCTGAGAAGAACCAATATTAAATTCAACCCCGGCTAATTCATAAATCTTATAGGTCAGGTCATCAAGGTCTTTCTGCATATCAACACCCATCTCTTTCAGTCTGTCAACATTAACAGAAACACCCTGTTCCTCCATTCTGAAAAGTGTCTGTAAGAAGGGAATATACATCTTGTAATAAATCTTGTCCATCTCTTCATCTACAAGTTCTTGTGTAAATCCTAAATACAGACAGTAGGTGTAAAATGCGTCTGCAAGTGCATAAGGCGCACCATCTTTAATCAGAACAAGGTCAAAGGTTACTCTGGAATTAGCTTTAAATCCAAACTGTTTCTTAACCTCGTTTGGCACTGTTGCTGTAGCTTCTGCAAAGTGAGTCTGTGAGAGACCCATCTTCTCAAGAGAGTTCTCTTTCAAACCGTTTGGTGTATTCTCATTACACAGCCAAGAAGCTAACATGGTGTCAAACAAGTCTTTTGTCTTAATCGTGATACCAATTCTCTGTAAAACGTGCATATCGAATTTAAGGTTATGACCTATAATTCTTACATCTTCACGTTCAAAGACTGGTTTCATGTACTCAACCACTACATCAAGGTCAAGCTGTGTATCAATGTCTTCTTCACGAATATGACCCAATGGAATATAGTAGTTATATTTTTCTCCCCAAGAAATACTAATACCGACACATTTAAAATTTCTATTCGGTCCTAAAACGTCAAGTGTATTTGTCTCAGTATCAAATGCAAACTCAGGAATAGTCATCATAGTATCAGCCAACCATGCTAAAGACTCTTCATCTTGAATGACTGCATAATCTATCATCTCAGGTTTCCATGGGAAGTTACCACGATACTCACCTGTAAATGCTTCTGAAATAACGTCTGTGTTCAGGACATTATACGGAATTTTCAATTTCCGCTTTGGCTTTAACACTGGCTTTTTCTTGAC